TTAACATCTTTGAGTATCTTTCATTTATCAGTTTAAACTCTTTGTTTAATTCATTTATCTATTCATTTATCTATTCATTTATCTATTCATTTATCTATTCATTTATCTATTCATTTATCTATTCATTAAACCCTTATAAGTATCATTTAATCTTTATTTAATAGTAGAATATCATCGAGGCACAGTCTAATTTTGAACGGTTGTCAAGAATTTGTCAACTATTTCATATTTTTTGACACATATTTATACTATCTATATAATTAATTTAACTAATTATAAAAGATAATCATGACTACCATATCAACAGAAGAGATGTTAAATGAATGGAAGAAAGATGCCATCATTAACGAAGCAGAATTGTCGAAAGAAATCATCCGTGTACCAATGCTTCATTCAAAATATCTTGAATATTATATTCATTTCAAACGTCTGCTGTCTAAGGCAGAATCTGCAAAAAACAAGCTTGGGTGGATAAAGAGAAAATATTTTAGAGGTGAAATGGACCAGAGTGATTTAAAAAAACATGGTTGGTCTCAGTGGAATGGATTAAAACCATCATCAGTTGAATTAAATCAATTATTAGAATTCGACTCCGATATGAATGATGCGGCGCGTGTGGTATCAGAATTCAAAACATCAGTATCAGGCTGTGAATATATAATGAATCAGTTGAAGAGTAGAGAGTATTCACTTAAGACTGTATTTGAATATCAAAAATATTTAAGTGGTAATTGACATGGCCGACGTAATCATATCCAAGAAAAATGAAACCTTCATCAACATAGATTGTGATTTGGGAATACTTCAAGAACTTTCTGATTTCTTTACTTTTTATGTCGAAGGCTACAAACATATGCCTCGTTATCGTGCTGGTGTATGGGATGGTAAAATAAGACTTCTTGATATGAGATTTGGCACATTGCCAGCAGGACTTACCCCTGAACTTGTTGAGTACTCTAGCAAACTGGGGTATTCGGTTTCATTTAACACCAATAACTTTGGTGTTCCAAATGAAAAAACAATGGTAGATATAGAAACCCTAAAAAAGTGGATATTTGACCTAAATATTCATACTACAATCAATGGGTTAGACACACGAATTGACGTTAGAGATTATCAGGTGCAAGCAATTTATAACTGCATCCATAACCAACGACAAGTATCTATTACTCCGACTGGTGGTGGAAAATCAGTAATAGCTTATTGTTTATATAGATGGTATATGGAACATGGCATGAAGCATTTCTTGATTGTTGTACCTACACTTGGTCTCGTAAAACAGATATATTCAGATTTTAAAGAATACAGCAATGGATTCGACTTTGAAGCAAATTCGCAGATTATCACAGGTGAGACAGATAAGAATATAAGTAAAAGTATTATAATATCTACGTGGCAGTCACTTTATAAAATGCCAAGCAAGTGGTTTAATAGTATTGATGTTATATTAATGGATGAGTGCCATCAGTGTAAATCTGATGCTATCAAGGGTATATTCGAGAAAGCAACAAATGTAAAATATAGATTTGGCATGACAGGGTCTTTAGATAAATCTGCTGTCAATAAATTAGTAATTAAGGGCATGATTGGAGAAATATCTAAGGCAAAAACAACACGTGAATTAATAGATGAAGGGCATTTATCTGATATAAAGATAACCTGCGTAATATTACGATACAATAAAGAATCAAAGGCATTAATTAAATCAGCTGATTATCAGACAGAGCTTGAGTTTCTTTGTCAGCACAAAAATAGAAATACTTTCATAAGCAAATTAGCACTTAAACAAACGGGAAATTCTCTTGTACTTTTTAACTATGTAGAAAAACATGGAAAGCCATTATATGAAGAAATCAAAAATCTTGCAACAACGCAGAAGGTGCACTTTGTATCTGGCAAGGTTGAAGCAGATGACAGAGAAGAAATACGATTATTGGTACAAGCTTCCACTGAAAGTAACATCATCGTAGCATCCGTAGGAACTTTCAGCACCGGAGTCAATCTCCCCCGTATTCATAACATCATATTCGCCACTCCAACAAAATCAGTCATACGAGTAATGCAATCTATTGGTAGAGGACTTAGAAAATCCTCGGATAAAGAGTATTTAAAATTGTATGATATTGCCGATAATATTGTTCCTTCTAAACATAAACCAAATATCACTATGCGGCATTTTTTGGAACGATTGAGGATATACAACGAAGAAAAACATCCATATAAAATAATAGAGGCAAACATAGAATGAGTATGACGTTGATGATAGTCAAACTAATAACAGGTGAAACATTACTTACTGAATTGTTTGTTGACAAAGAACATAGTCGATATGCCTTTTTGAACCCTTTAGTTTTGGTCAGAGTGCAAACTCAAGAAGGAGAGACTACTATTGCGATTCAGTACATGCCGGGAATGTTTGATGATGTGATTTTTGTGAGATTTGATTCTGTTATAACATTATGCGAGGCTAGTCATTTTTACCGAAAATTGTACGGTTCTGCTCTTTTTAGAGCTTACATTCAACATGAATCACAACAGATGACTGCAGTCGGGGGCAAGGATACTGATGACAAATTCATCGAGAAGATTAAATTGAAAGAAGTTGAAATCCTTGCTCATTATGGTATGATTGATGAGGAAGAAGCTGATTCACTTACAACAGGATTATTACATTGAATGATACAAACGAAAAAACATTTTACGTATCCAACAAAAAATTGTACGAAGAATATGTGCAATGGTACATAAAGATAAAAGAAGCAGAATCTGCGGGTAAAGAGAGACCGCAGATACCTCCTTTCATTGTTGATGCAATGATGAAAATTGCAAAAAGATTGACTTATAGTTACAAATTCATTAATTATACATTCAAAGAAGACATGATTAGTGACGCACTATATGATTGCATTAGATTCGCATCCAAATTCAAAGAAACTTATTTCTCTAAAACGAAGGGAAGAATCGAACAGGGGAATCCATTCAGTTATATTACTACCATTTGCTTTCGAGCATTCCTCAGAAGAATCGATAAAGAAAAGACACAGAGGTATATCAAAACCAAATTAGTAGCACAATCTCCTGATAGTGACTTCATTGATAATCAATTAGGCGATAATGATAATGAATATACGAATCAATATATTGACTTCCTTAGAGAAATTGGATATTCCGAGGACTCTGTACCAATGAGCATTAAACGGGGCAAAAAATCTAGATTGCTTGGTGTAAAAGGACCATTAGATGAGTTCGAATAACCCTTTTATCATCTTGGGCGATATACACATAGGAGCTAGAAATGCATCGATGATATTGTGTGAATATCAAATTAAGTTCTTTGAAAATGAACTTTTTCCATATATGGAAAAACATAATATCACTCATATATTACAATTGGGCGATATGTTTGATTCGAGGAAATTTTCAAATCATATAATATTACATCAATGGAAAACAAGAGTGTTTGATTTAATGCAAGCTAAGGGGTATTCTTTTATAACATTGATAGGAAATCATGATACCGCTACAAGGAATTCTCTTCTAGTAAATTCGCCGAGTCTGTTTCTTTCCGATTATGACAATGTAAAAATAATTGATACTACAACCGAAGTGATATTAGGCGGCAATACTTTTTTGATTGTACCTTGGATATGCATTGAAAATGAAGAGGAGAGTAAATCTTTAGTTTCATCTACTTCTGCTATATATTGTGCGGGGCATTTTGAATTTAATGGATTTAATATGCAAAAGGGCATATCAGCGCGCGGCGGCACAGATACAAAGGAGTTTAATAAATTTGATTTAGTATTATCTGGTCATTATCACACTAGGAGCAAGAAACATAATATATTATATACTGGAGTTCCTTATGAAATGACCTGGGCGGATTATGGAGACCAAAAAGGATTTCATGTATTTGACCCAATGAAGCATGATGTTAAATTTATCAAAACAAAAAATACATTATTCAATAGATTCGAATATAATGACAAAAACAATGAACCAAAAGTACCAAAGAATTTAAAAGGCACATATGTCAAGATAGTCGTAATTAATAAAACTGACCCATATAAATTTGAAAAATACATTAATAATATAAATATTCAATCTCCAGCAGATTTGAAAATAACTGATATTGATGTCGATTTTTCTGATGTTGATATTGATGATGAATTAGAATTAGAAGATACAAAGACTTTAATTGATAATTTTATTAAACAATTGGATACTGATATGAATAGAGATAAATTAAAGGACATGATGCAGGGACTTTATTTGAGAGCATTGGAGACTGTTGAATGAAGGTAATTTTTAAAAATATTGAATATTCAAATTTTCGTTCTATAGGTAACACCCCAGTCAAAATCAATCTAAATAAAGACAAAACAACCCTCATTAGTGGAACAAACGGTGCTGGGAAATGCGTTTCATCAACTACTATTGTAAGAATAAAAAACAGAAAAACCGGTGAAATTAAAGAAATTACAATAGGAGATTTATATGCGCAAGAGAAACAAGGTACTTTGTTAAATGCTTAAAATTTCTGACAATGTAGAACGTAAGTTCGTAGATTCAGTCGTAGTCACAGATTGGGATATTGACACTGACCGTGGATGGTGCCCAATTTTAGCTGTACATAAAACTATTGAATATGCTGAATACAAAATAACAACAATAGATGGAAGTATTATAGAATGCGCAGACACTCATATTTTATTTGACGAGAATATGCAAGAAATTTTTGCTAAGGATGTTAAACCTGGTTATACATATGTGATGCTGAGGTCTGGACCTTCATTAGTCGATTCAATTTCGGAGAACGGCAAATCTTCCAATATGTTCGATATTGAAGTAGATTCTAGTGACCATAGATATTATACAGGTAATTTTCTATCTCATAATACATCTTTGTTGTCTGCTATTTGCTTTGGTTTATTTGGTAGAGGTTATGGGGCAATCAATAAACCAGCTTTAGTCAATAGCATCAATCAAAAGAAACTTATGGTCGAACTTGAGTTCAGTATCGGCAAAAAAGAATATAAGATTCGTAGAGGAATGAAGCCAAATGTTTTCGAAATTTATGAAAATAATAAATTAATCAATCAAGACCCGAGTATCAAAGATTATCAGAAGGTATTAGAACAGCATATTCTGAAGTTCAATTATCGCGCATTCACTCAAGTAGTGGCTGTTGGTGGCGGTGCAGATTATACACCATTCATGAGATTATCAGCCAAAGATCGGAGAGAATTTATCGAGGATTTATTGGATATTAGAGTATTCTCAATAATGAATTCAATTATAAAAGAGGACACAAAAAATATAAAAGATAGATTGAAAGAGTATGATTTTATGCTCAAATCTATAAAAGATAAAGTTGCACTCCAACATTCATTTGTTACGAAATTGAAAAAAGATAAAAAAGAATCTTCTGATAAAATCATCAAGTCAATCGAACTGTTTAAAACACAAAATATTACATTAAAAGCAAAATTAGAAGAACTGAAATCGAAAGTTGCAATATGTGATACAAAATTACAAGAACATACTAAATTAGATGATGCTCTGAGTGACATGAGACTCGCAAATAAACAGCTTCAAAGTAGATTGAATAAATCAAAAGAACAAAGTAAAAATTATGAAAACATGTCAGTGTGCCCTACTTGTTCTCAAAGTTTACCGGAAAAACACAAAGAAGACGTTATATCTGAATATACAAAAGAAACTAATATTATATTAAACGAGATAATCGAACTTGAACAAAAGGAGAAAGAAGTATTTGCTCTAATGGGCACGTACAATGAATATATCAATCAATATCAATTATATTCTGATGCAATATCTGATATTCAAAATGAGTTATTCGCTAATAACAAAGCGATAAAATATTCAAATGAACAACTCGAATATAATCAGAATGACAATAATAGCATAACAACTGAAGAGGATAAATTAAAAGAAATATCAATTGAATATGTAAAAACTGAATCAAAAAAGAAAAAAACATTAGAAACACGACAATATCAGGAACTTATACAACAAATTTTATCTGACTCTGGTATAAAATCTAAAATAATTAAGCAATATATTCCAACTATAAACAAATTAATTAATAAATATTTAGATGATTTTGAGTTATTTTTGTCAATGAGTTTAGATGATACATTCAATGAAACATTTAAATCCAGATACAGAGATTCATTTACTTATGAAAATTTTTCAGAAGGACAGAAGAGACGAATTGACATATCGATATTATTGACTTGGATTGAAATTGCTAGAGCAAAGAATGCATTACATACTAATGTTGCATTCTTCGATGAATTTGATTCGATGTTGGATAAAGAAGGGTCTGATTTATTTCTATCAGCACTAAAAAACATATCTTGCGATAATGTGTTCATTATTAGTCATAAAACAGATATTTTAATGGATAAAGCAGACAATGTCATTGAATTTAGATTACATAATAACTTCACCGAGGTTGTAAGTGATTGATTTATTTCTGCATTTGACATTTAATTGATGTGTGGTATAATGTATTCCTCAATTAAACAACACGGTGAAGAAAATGAAAACATACGAAGTCGAGGTTCATAAAAATGGCGACAAATATTGGTACCTGAATGGGCAATATCACCGTGAAGACGGTCCGGCGATTGAATATGCTAATGGCACTAAATTCTGGTATATTCACAATGATTGTCATCGGGAAGACGGTCCTGCGATTGAATATGCTGATGGCACTAAATTCTGGTATATTCACAATGATTATCATCGGGAAGACGGCCCTGCTGCTGAACATGCTAATGGAGACAAATTCTGGTATCTGAATGGTGAACTACACCGTAAAAACGGCCCTGCGATTGAATATGCTACCGGCGCAAAACACTGGTACCTGAATGGTGTAGAATACACCGAAGCAGAGTTCAATGCAAAGATGCATCCTGCAAAGGAATTGTCTGTTGCTGACATCGAAAACCTACTTGGTTTTAAAGTGAAGATTGTAAAGGAATAAAATGAAAACATACGAAGTCAAGGTTCACGCTACTGGAGACAAATTCTGGTGCCTGAACGGCAAACTGCATCGTGAAGACGGTCCTGCTGTTGAATATGCTAATGGAAACAAATTCTGGTATCTGAATGGTAAACTTCACCGTGAAGCAGGCCCTGCCATTGAATTCGCCAATGGAGACAAACTCTGGTGTCTGAATGGTAAACACCACCGTGAAGACGGCCCTGCTGCTGAACATGCTAATGGAGACAAATTCTGGTATCTGAATGGTCAACTTCACCGTGAAGACAGTCCTGCTATTGAATATGCTAATGGAAACAAATACTGGTATCTGTACGATAGAGAATACACAGAAGCAAAATTCAATGCAAAAAAAGCAGCATAGGTGGCGTTTTCAACTATCTCGAACAGGATTTAGATAAGTAATTGATTTATTTCGGCATTTGACATTTAATTGATGTGTGGTATAATGTATTCCTCAATTAAACAACACGGTGAAGAAAATGAAAACATACGAAGTCAAGGTGCATGATAATGGCGACAACTTCTGGTATCTGAATGGTAAACACCATCGTGAGGACGGTCCTGCCATTGAAACTGCTAATGGAAACAAATATTGGTATCTGAATGGAAAACTTCACCGTGAAGACGGCCCTGCCATTGAACTTGCCTCCGGAGACAAATTCTGGTACCTGAATGGTGCAAGATATACAGAAGCAGAATTCAAGACAAAGATGTATCCTGTAAAGTAATTGTCTGTTGCTGACATCGAAAAACTACTCGGCTTTAAAGTGAAGATTGTAAAGGAATAAAATGAAAACATACGAAGTCAAGGTGCATGATAATGGAAACAAATATTGGCACCTGAATGGTAAACTTCACCGTGAAGACGGCCCTGCCATTGAGTTTGTCAATGGAGGCAAATTCTGGTACCTGAATGGTCTGCTTCATCGTGAAGACGGCCCTGCAGCTGTATTTGCTAATGGATACAACTACTGGTACCTGAATGGTGTAGAATACACCGAAGCAGAGTTCAATGCAAAGATGCATCCTGCAAAGGAATTGTCTGTTGCTGACATCGAAAACCTACTTGGTTTTAAAGTGAAGATTGTAAAGGAATAAAATGAAAACATACGAAGTCAAGGTGCATGATAATGGCGACATTTATTGGTACCTGAATGGGCAATATCACCGTGAAGACGGTCCGGCGATTGAATTTGCCAATGGAGACATTTATTGGTATCTGAATGGTTTAGAATACACAGAATCACAATTTAATGCAAAGATGCATCCTGTGAAGGAATTATCTATTGCTGATATCGAAAAGCTCCTTGGGTATAACGTGAAAATTGTTAAGGACTAAAATGAAAACATACGAAGTCAATGTCCATGCTAATGGAGACACATTTTGGAATCTGAACGGAAAACTACATCGTAAAAATGGACCGGCGGTTGAATATGCTGATGGAGACAAATTCTGGTATCGGAATGGTGAACTACACCGTGAAGACGGTCCTGCTGCTGAATATGCTAATGGAGACAAATTCTGGTATCTGAATGGTGAACTACACCGTAAAGACGGTCCTGCTGCTGAATATGCTGATGGTTCCAAAATCTGGTACCTGAATGGTCTGCTTCATCGTGAGGACGGCCCTGCGGTTGAATATGCTAATGGAGATAAAGTCTGGTACCTGAACGGTAGCCGGCATCGTGAAGACGGTCCTGCTGCTGAATACGCTGATGGTTACAAAAGTTGGTATCTGAATGGTCAACTTCACCGTGAAGACGGTCCTGCTATTGAACTTGCTAATGGAAACAAATACTGGTATCTGAATGGTGAACTACACCGTGAAGACGGTCCTGCTGCTGAATATGCTAATGGAGACAAATTCTGGTATCTGAATGGTGAACTACACCGTGAAGACGGTCCTGCTGCTGAATACGCTGATGGTTACAAAAGTTGGTATCTGAATGGTCAACTTCACCGTGAAGACGGTCCTGCTATTGAACTTGCTAATGGAAACAAATACTGGTATCTGAATGATGTAAGATACACCGAAGCAGAGTTCAATGCAAAGATGAATTCTGTAAAGGAATTGTCTATAGCTGACATCGAAAAGCTTCTTGGATGCAGAGTGAAGATTGTTAAGTAATTGATTCATTTAGGTGTTTGACATTTAATTGATGTATGGTATAATGTATACCTTGATTGATAACTTGTGAAGAAAGAGAGATTTTATTATGGTTAAAATGAACATGACTCCCCGCTTTGATTCCCGTGTTACTGTTGATGTCTATGCTGGTAGAATCAGCAAACGTCGTGCAAAGCGCACTGTCACCACAATCGCTGCTGGTTCTAAGGCGGTATTCAATAAAGAAATGCGCGCGATTTTCAATGGTCGATAATAGAGTCGGAGAGTTTGTTCGACTTCGCGGCATCGAACATTCAAAATCTATCTTCGAAGAATTATTTGGAATCAAGGGGTACGAGTTTCTTTTGATGTCAGAAATACTCAGAATTCCAGCAGAGATTATATCAGCTTCGACTGCTGGATTCTGTTGCATCAAGGTAATCGGCTTGTACTTTGACCAAATTTCTATACAGCATATCAAGTAACATTTCACAGTGAGCTAAATGTCATGATTATCGATAATACATCACACGTAAAAACCAGTTTGCGCAATTCTGTGGAATTTTCTGTTTCAGAAGATTCTGCAAAAATTTTCAGTTTTCTATCCAACTTCCTATATAAAGACAAAGAACGTTCTGTAATTACAGAACTTTGTTCTAATGCTCTTGATGCTCATAAAATGTTAGACAAAGACTCTACCCCAATTCGAGTACATTTGCCTACTGAATTCCAAAAAGAATTTCGAGTTCGAGATTTTGGTCCCGGGTTGACAGAGGCGCAAGTGCATGAATTCCTGACTAAATATGGTGCTTCGTCAAAGAACGAGTCAAACGATTTCATCGGTGGCTTTGGCATCGGTTCTAAATCTCCTGCGGCGGTCACAGATACTTGGACAATCAATTCATTTAATAATGGGTATGAAACATCATACTTGATTCATGTAAACGAAAGAGGAATTCCAAGTATTAACACTCTTTATAAAATGCCCACTACGGATAGTGGACTAGAAGTTGTGGTACCCACAAAAACCGTGGCTCCTTGGCACACCGCGGCTATTAATGTATTTGAAGTGTATGATGTTATGCCAGAGTTAAAACATGCATCTAATCCAATTAATAAGAAAGAATTTAGTAAAATAGATGGACTCGATTTAATCATGTTCGACAATAATAGCAGTGATATGCGGTATTATCACAGACGAGAAATTGATGTTATCATGAATCGTAGACTCTATAAATTGGACACAAAAAAAATTGGACTTGATGAAACATTCGAGTACCAGTGTTATCTCCCTTTTGATACTTCCGAATTAAGTGTGAGTCTTTCTAGGGAGGATTTGCAATATGATACTAAAACCATTTCAAAGATTAAATCACGATTTGAGGCAATTAATGGTGCTTTGCAATCGTTATGGAAAAATAATGTATCGGTGTGTACTAATGTGGTTGAATATCAGCTCGCTGCATGTGCATTCAAGAAAAAATACAATTTAACACCGAGTGCAGCGTATTCTTTTGCGCAAAAAATGAAAGATGAATTTTTGACAAATGTCGATTTTTTTAATTTAAAATTATTTAAATTTAATGTTCCTATTGCAGATTCGAAAGTCCAATATCACGACGCCGAAAAAGCAGTAACTCTGAAAGCGGGCAGATATGCAAAGGGATTTAATTCAATCTCAATAGCCCCCCCTATTAGTTACAGTAAAGCCCAATATCAATGTCAATATCAATGTATATCGTTTGTATGTGATGATGTAGATAAATTGATATTTGTTCTTCGTGATACTACTGCAGTTTTAAACCGAGTTAAATTAGAACTTTCAAAGCATTCGCGTATGTTTGCTGTAATATTAGATAAAGAATGGTATGATTGTGTTCCAGTAGGGTTTAAAAAAATACTCGCGAGTACGCTGGAGCGACCTAAAATCGAAAGAACAAAAAAGGATAAAGTAATTTCAGAGTTGTTTCAAGCTGCAGGAAATCACTTCAATAAAGTATTAGAAGGAGAGTGTTCTAAAGTTGATGCAGTATATATTACAATGTCGAACGCCAACACAATCAGTTCAATTGTAAATGAAGTTGATGCGAAAGTATTTAAAGAATTTAGATATGATGCTAATTTCGTATTTATCAAGAAAGATACTATTCCACCAAAATGGGCAATATCTTGCACAGAATGGATAAAAAACAAATATAATTCCTTATGTGCAATGAAAGATGAAATCATTCGAGCTAAAAAATGTAAGATGATTGATCAGTTATATTATGGGAGTTTAATTGATAGAATGATTAAAACCCCAAATTTGTTTATTGATATTCCTATTAATAGTGTGGCAAGTCAAATTATGTCAGAAATTCATGCCATAAAGAAAAATAAACTAAATTTGACTGCCCTTGCACAATATGATACATTATATAAATGTGCAAAAATTTTAAATAAAACAATAGATGATGACGTTAACACAGTGCGTGAGTATAAAGATCGTATGTTCTTAGCATATCCTATGTTGGAATTTGTTAGTTATGGAGGTAATTTAAATGATATATCTTCTCGTAAGGTGGTTGATTATATTAAACTTTGTGGAATGTGATTAAAGGAGAAACAAATGCAATATGTAAATGTAGTAACAGATGATTCCATTCTTGTTTTGAACATCGAAAACGGTGAACAGGTCAAATTTTATAGCGATGACAATAGGTATCAGCTCGCATTGGAATTATTGCAAGAGGAAGATTATGAGTCCATTTTTGAAATGGACATTAAATCAGTCGTAACAAACTTCTTTCAAACCGACAAATACGGCGATATCTCAGTTAAAATTGAGGATGGCACCGGGGTTGTTCATTTTGGGCGAGATAATACAACTGTGCCATTGCATCCTGCGATTGCCCAGCGGATTCTAAAGATGAATGAACAAGGATTAGATTCTCTTGCACTTGTCAATTTTATTTCTAATTTATATGACAATCCGAGTAAGACCGCGGTAGATGAACTATATCTTTTTATCGAAGCATGTGAACTGCCTATCACGGATGATGGATGTTTTATTGCTTATAAAATCGTCAGGGAGGATTATAAAGATATTTTTAGCGGTACAATGGATAACAGCATCGGCCAAACACTGAAAATGCCGAGAAATATGGTAGATGATAACCGAAATCGCACTTGTTCTGCTGGTCTTCACTTTTGCTCAAAAGATTATTTATCTTATTATGGCAAGGTAAATAACAGTAGATGCATTCTTGTAAAAATCAATCCAGCTGATGTAGTTTCTATTCCTTCCGATTACAATAATGCGAAGGGCAGGACGTGGCAATACACTGTTGTAGGCGAAGTAGAAGACCCGGACTGGAGAGCAAAACTTTCTGTAGCCGACTACACAAATGATGCTGTTGTTGATTCTACTGGGTGTTCTAAATCTGAAAAAGGATATTATGAGAGCGACTATGAGGACGACTATGAGGCAGATGATGTATACTGCGATGAAGAATAATTTGCAACTTACAAAGAAAGAAATTTAAATGGCTACTACTAAAATTAGGAAAAAGACTCCGATGAAGAATAGGACATGTCTTTGGAGAAAGATTGCAAAGAAGCAGGAAGATGGTAGCAGAACAGGTAGAGCACTACGGAATGCAATTGTGTCGACTGTGTCGAATAAAAAGTTTTTACTACCAATTCATGCTCAATTGTTCAAACGAGCGGGCATAAAAACGCCAGAATTTGACAAACTGTATCAGATGGTAGATAATAAGTCAATCGGTGATGAAAATAATCAAATTATTGAAGGAGAAGCTAATGTTGTTGTCTAAAGAAACAGTTGAAGTATTGAAGAATTTTAATGGAATTAATTCAAATCTTGTAATTAATGTTGGTAATAAAATTGAGACAGTATCGGTAGCAAAAGATATTATTGCATCGTATGTGTCCGAAGATGAATTCGATAAACAAATGTCTATATACAACCTAGGAGAATTCCTTGGAGTATTATCTGCATTTGAGCAACCTGACCTTCTATTAGATACAAAGTCTGTAACATTTAAATCCGGTAAACAGAAAGTGAATTATATCTATGCAGATTCTTCACTCTTGGTTACTCCACCTACAAATCGAGATAAAATCACTAAAGCACTCAGTTCACCTGCGGTTGAATTTTTATTGAGTGGGTCTACTTTGACAAAACTCCAGCGCATGGCTTCTATCCTGAACGTAGAAGACCTTAGTGTATATGGCGATGGGAAGACAATTAAGCTCAGGGTATTCGACAAAGCAATCACTAAAGGCAATGATTTTGAGTTAGATACTGAAGAAAAAACAAAAGAAAAATTTAATATTCTATTTAAGATTTCAAAGATAAAGTTGATTGATGGGTCTTATAAAGTAGAGATTTCTGATAAAATGATTTCTCGATTTACTCATGATAGCATTAATCTCAACTATATCATCGCAGTAGAATCTGATAGCACATTTTCTTGAAAGAATACCGATGTCTTGGGCAAATATCGGGTGAATTGATTGCCCATTTTTTAACATTGTTTAATTATAAGGAGTAGTATATGGCACAAAAGCAAAAAGTTCATTCTCATGGCACAGATGGTAATCGGTATTTCTGGGCAGTAAATGTTCATGGAGAAGAAGGAGGTGTTTATCGCAGCCGTCATGCAAAAGCCAAATCTGTAATAGCAGAATTCGCAAAGAATGGTAAGAAGATTACAGGCATTCGTGCATATGCAGGGTAAGTTTAAGACATTGTTTTAAGTAATGTAGTCCTGAACAAGACTGAAAACTGTTCATTAAATTTATTATGAGGTGAGTATGGAAGACGTGTTGGCTGAGAAATATAGACCTAAAACAATCGATGAGTGCGTTCTACCGGATGCGACTAAAGAGCAGATTCGTGGTCTAATTTCATCTGGGAATCTCCCATCAATGTTATTCGTGGGGAGTGCTGGTTGTGGTAAGACAACATTAGCAAAAGCCATCGCTAATGAAATGGGAGCGGATTTATTATTCATTAATGCGTCCAAGGACGGGAATGTTGATATGATTCGTACGCGTTTAACACAATTCGCATCCACCGTGTCATTTAATGATGCAAGAAAAATAACAGTATTGGATGAGGCAGACGGTCTAACTCAACAGGCTCAACAGGCACTTAGGGGATTTATCGAGGAATTTGGCAAGAATCATAGCATCATATTTACTGCTAACTTCGCATCAAAAATCATTGACCCGATTCATTCTAGATGTAAGGTGGTTGATTTTAAAATATCTGCTGCGGAGAAACCAAAGATTGCATCGAAGTTTCTAAAGCGAGTATTTTCTATACTGAAAGCAGAATCTATTGAGTATGACAAAGAAGCGGTAGCAGGTTTGGTGATGAAAAAGTTTCCAGATTTTCGTTCTGTGTTGAATGAATTGCAAGGATACGCGGCTGGTGGCAAAATCGATTCGGGCATCTTGCTTAATTTATCAGATGAAGCATTCTCTACATTGATTGTAGCATTAAAGCACAAGAAATTTAATGATGTTCGCAAATGGGTGGCTGACCACATTGATTTAGATTCTCAATATCTATTTCGTATGTTTTATGATACTGCCGTGGCGAAGATGGAACAAAAATCAATTCCAGAACTCATTTTACAGTTAGCAGAGTATTCATATAAAGAATCTTTTGTTGCTGATGTAGAGATAAATCGAATGGCATTTTTAATTACTATTATGATGTCGCCCTCAATCGTGTGGAAATAATTTACGTTAAGGTTCAAAATGGCTACATTGTGGGATATAGTTAAACACATTAATGAGAAAATACCACTAGAATTTACTGATACAGAATATTCAGCATGGATGGTAAATCGTGTTTTTTCTAATACGATTGACACTTTATTTTATGCTGAAGCAATGAATAGAGCATCACATCTAGACAGAGACATTCAACACGATTTTTATTATTATGCTTTGCCTAAAGCCAAACGATACGGCAAATATCATAAAGCAGAGGCAATAAATAATTATGTTGAAATGATGATGAATTTGTATCAAGTCAACCGAAGAGTAGCAGAATCGTACGTAAAGTGTATGAGCGAAGCTACATTGAAACAATTAAAAGAAAAAATGGTTGAAGGTGGTAAAAAATGAACGAAGAATTTCCTTATGGAGTAAAGATTAAACTCAAAGATCCGGAATCATTTCTCTTGGTGAAAGAGACTTTAACTAGACTTGGTGTTGCATCAAACAAGAATAAAGTTTTATATCAAAGTGCTCATATCTTACACAAACATGGGGATTATTATATAGTCCATTTTAAAGAAATGTTTGCGATAGATGGCAAATATTCTGATATAAATGAAGAAGATATTCAAAGACGAAATTTGATTATTAAATTAATTAAAGAGTGGGGGCTGATAGAGGTGATTGATGAAGCGAAAGCATCAAATATTGCATCGATGTCTGCTGTAAAGATTTTATCGTTCAAAGATAAAAATGAGTGGCAATTAATTGCCAAATATACAATTGGTAACAAACGAAAGGGAGTATAATGTCTGAAAACAACACAATTAGCTTTACCGTAGATGAAGTAAATAAAATTCTCAATTATCTTGCTGAAGTACCTGCAAAATATTCAATGGATTTAATTAATTTCATCGCAGAAAAATCTCGTGCCCAAGGTGCGGCGACGGCCCCAGTTGAGCAGGAGAATGCAGAATCTATTCAACCTCACCTTGAAGCGAAGGAAGAATAACATGGCACTCATTGGCACATACACAGATGCTACTGGCACATATAACAATGTATGTGCCAAAATAACACGAATTTGGGGCTCTAAAATCGAACACTGGAATGCATGGGTTGCCGTGTTTAAAAATTCCACAGCAGTTGAACCCATCACGACTTTTTCTATTCAAGCAGAATATGTAGAAGGAGAGAATCCTTATATAGCATTATATACAGCATTATCGAAAATGGAATATTTTTCTAATGTGACATCAGACATTTTGCCGAAAAGCGAAGTTAATATAATTGTAGAAAATGTCAAACCAAAAAAGAAAACAAGAAAATAATTTTAAAATTTTTGTTATAGATGCGAAAAGGAATGAAATTGTTTTTCATATATCTTCAAATAATTATGATGGGGCTGTATACATTATTGCTAAAAGTGATAAGTATAGCTACTTTAGAATCAAATGTTTTCTTAATACTCAATCAGCAAGAAAATGGTGTGATGATATGGTTGACGCAGCAAGGATTGTTGACAGTGCCCCATGAATAAATTACAATTGAATAATGGTAAAGACATTAACGTAATTGGAGAAGTTAATGTAGAAGGTAGACAGAATTTTATTTGTCCTGTTACGGCGTTTTACTGGAACGATATTTTAATAACTCACGTCCTAATTAGTACCGATAAGTTCAATATCAATCGTGATTATGTGGAAGTATTAAATAATGAGCAAACTGTACATAGCGGAAAAATACCTGAAGATAATAAGTCCTCGTCTCCTCAGGTTCAAGGAGAAGGGTAATCACGTCTGGAATTGCAGATGCCCTTACTGTGGAGATTCAAAAAAGAAGGCATCACTAGCAAGAGGATATTTTACCCAAAAAATGGGTGCTTTGAATTATTATTGTCATAATTGTTCAATGTCAGTATCTTTTGGTTCTTTCTTGAAATGGTTCGACCCGAATTTATTTCAAGAGTATTCATTAGAAGTCTTTAAAGAAAAGATGCATAAAGAGATTGCATTCATCGAAAAAGAACCCCCAATAACTCATCGATACATTCCTAATATATTTTCAGATTTAAAACTAGTCAGAGAATTATCAAAAGACTCTGTAGCTTATAAATTTTGTGTTGGTAGAAAACTACCAATTGATACATTCGACATTTATTATGTCGAGAGTTTTATCAAATGGACTAGGGGGCACACTGATAAATTCAAAGATTGGTCTACAAAAGACGACCATCCTCGAATTGTTTTACCATTTAAAACTAAAGATGGTATGATTTTTGGTTATACAGCTAGAGCACTCGATGACAAAGAAACCCACAAATATTATAGACTGATACTCGATGACACAGTGAAGGAAAAATTCTTTGGGATGGACAGACTAGATGCTACTACACAAGTGTATGTCCTTGAAGGTGAAATAGATTCTCTTATGATTCCAAATGCTATCGCTGTATCAAATGGCAAATTACATTCTTATTTTAATAAAGATGCAATCTATATTCCAGATTGTGATATTCGTAATAAACACATCATGAAAAATGTATCAGATATGATTGCGTTAGGACTTAAAGTTTGTATGATGCCACCAGATTTACCCGGCAAAGACCTTAATGAATTAGTTAAGCAAGGATGGACAAGTGAAGACTTAATTGATATAATTAATTCTAACACTTATGAAGGTCTAGCTGCACAATTAAACTTTAAATCATGGAAATTATAATGCGCATCATACCCCCCAGTTTTGAAATACTATCCTCTACCCCAAATATGGAACTTTTAATAGAAAATGCGATAAGGTGCGCATACAAATCAGAGGATAGAATTGAAGAAGGCAGTGCAGCAAAAATCATTGAACACATAAAATCACTAAAACATGAGTCGACGCTAGAACACACCGCTATTACAGTAAAATTTATCACTGACCGCGGTGTTACACATGAGCTCGTTAGACATCGTATCTGCTCTTTTACCCAGGAATCTACTAGGTATTGTAATTATAGTAAAGGGAAATTCGGCGGCGAAATAACTGTAATTGAACCGTTCTTCTGGGCAGGGGGAGATGAATATTCAGAGTCGAAATACGACGTATGGAAAAATGCATGTTTATCAGCAGAGGCTATGTACCTCAGCTTATTAGTTCAAGGTGCTAAAGCACAAGAAGCTCGTTCCGTTTTACCTAACTCTTTGAAGACTGAAATTGTAGTAACAGCGAACGTGCGGGAGTGGCGAAAGATTTTTTCACTTCGGACATCGAAAGAGGCGCATCCGCAGATTAGGCAAATCATGTGCCCATTGCTAGGCGTTATGAGGAAGCGGTGGCCTACATTATTTTGCGATGTAGGCGACACATCACACGATAGACCAGCGCATAATTTAGAAGTTAAACATGAAAATAGGAGATAAAAATATGATTTTGAATAATTTAAAATTACTTGTACGATTGAAGAAGTATCTAATGAACTCTAATGAATTTTTAGATAGTATACCGAATGAAATAAGCGCTGCATTCTTCGATAATTCTCATGTCAATAATGTCTTCACTATGGTAGATGAATTAATCAAAGCGCATTTTGGCGCTGATGCAGAAGAAGTTTTTTGGTTTTTATATGAGTGGGATGGCAAAGAACAAACGACTGTATTCGATTTCAATAATAAAGAACACGTGGTAAATTCAATCGATGAATACATTGAATTTTTAAAAATTTCTTATAAGGATAGATAATGGCGAGGAAATTGCTCAACCCAACCGGCGCATCTATATTATACTTCGGCAGCCATGAAGATGTGGCTGATATGCATGATTATAGAAAGCGACCGAGTATTGTTTCAGCTAGACAAATTGATGAATCATTTAGAGTCGATACAAATGATTATAACTATATACAAGGCAGACCCGGGGATTATTTGATAAAAGCACTCGACGGTGAATTGAGTGTGTGTGATAAAGATATTTTCGAATTACTTTATGACCCAGTTGAATTAGAATGAGCATACCGATGCCGATTGATATGTTAAATTATCGTCTTGATTAAAAAGGAAATAAAATGGAAATTAAATATGATGAAATGGTTCTAGCATTAGTTAAACCAGGAGATGATATTATCGCATCTTTGACGCCAGAAAAAGCACATGTGTTGCATATGGCAGTTGGCATTTCTGGAGAATCAGGAGAACTACTCGACGCAATCAAAAAGCATGTAATTTACAATAAAGAATTGGACAGGGAAAACGTGATTGAGGAACTTGGGGACATTGAATTTTACATGGAAGGGTTACGACAAGGATTAAATATCCGGCGGGAAGAAGTACTCTCCCATAACATAGCAAAATTGGGGGCTCGATATGCTGATATGAGATATACAGATGCCGCGGCGCAGCAGCGCGCGGATAAACAGTGATATTTACGCCGGCATCCTGCGCGGATGCCGATAAATAATCTCCCAACCATAATAATTAAAAGGAATCTACAATGGATGTCTCTCAAACAATTCTCTCTGAAATTACAATTTTTAACAAATATGCAAGATATATCCCTGAGCTAGCTAGACGAGAAACGTGGCAAGAGCTGTGCGAGCGCAACATGTCAATGCACATTAGTAAATATCCTATTCTTAAAAAAGAAATTAAACAAGTTTATTCTGACTTTGTTCTACCGAAAAAAGTATTGCCTTCTATGCGGTCTCTTCAATTCGGTGGCAATTCAATCGAATTGTCTAATAATCGTATGTATAATTGTGCATATTTGCCAATAGAACATACCGATGCATTCTCGGAAACAATGTTTCTATTACTGGGCGGCACAGGGGTAGGTTTCGGTATTCAGAAGCACCAAATCGCCAAATTACCAATCGTGATTGGGCCAAAAGATAAGACTCGAAGATTCTTAATCGGTGATTCCATTGAAGGCTGGGCGGATGCAATTAAGATTTTGGTTGAAGCTTATTTTTATAATAAGTCAGACCCTGTGTTTGATTATAGAGATATTCGTCATAAAGGAGCGCGTCTAGTTACATCTGGAGGTAAAGCACCCGGCCCTGCTCCCTTGCGTATTTGTATAGAACAAATACGATCGATATTGACTAATGCGACTGGCAGAAAGTTGCAACCAATTGAAGCACATGATATACAATGCCATATTGCTGATGCAGTTTTATCTGGTGGTATTCGTAGGGCTGCTATGATTTCATTGTTTTCACATGACGATATGGACATGTTATCTAGTAAATCCGGGGCTTGGTGGGAATTGAATCCATCCCGAGGTCGTGCTAATAATTCAGTTGTGCTAGATAGAAAAAATTTGACAGAAGAAGAATTTTTTGATATATGGGAACGTGTAGAAGAATCTGGAGCGGGGGAGCCAGGTATTTTCTGGACTAATGATATAGACTGGGGAACAAATCCTTGCTGTGTTTCAGGTGATACCAAAGTTCAAGTATCATTTAATGGTTGCCCAGTGCAAACAATGAAGTCGTCTGATGTTGTAGAATTAATTAAAGATGGTAATAAAGTTGATATACTTTCATGGAATGGCGATACTGCCATTATGCAACATGTAATTGATGGGAGATTGACTAGAAAGAATGCAGAATTGGTTAAAGTTACTGATACAATTTCTAACAATCATATAATCTGTACTCCAGACCATCGAATATTTACAGAGAATAGGGGATATGTTAGAGCAGACGAATTGTTGTCAACTGATATTTTAAAAGAATACATGCCCCCCGATTCGATAGAGCGTGTAAGATGCAAGAATAATATGATAGTAGTAGAAAAACTCAACTATGTAGAAGATGTATATGATTTTGAAGTAGAAGGGACTCATTGCTTTTATGCGAATGACATTTTAGTTCATAACTGTGAAATTGCGCTGAACCCCTATCAATTCTGTAATGTTACAGAAATTAATGCATCTGATATTATAGACCAGGCAGATTTAAATTCGCGTGCAAAAGCGGCGGCATTTCTAGGAACATTGCAAGCAGGTTATACTGATTTTCATTATCTTAGGGCTGAATGGGAAGAAACAACCAAACGTGAAGCATTGATTGGTGTTGGTATGACTGGTATTGCATCCGGCGCAGTATTAAACCTAGACCTGCGCGCAGCCGCGGCGGCAGTTAAAGAAGAAAATATTCGAGTAGCTGATTTGATTGGTGTCAATCATGCCGCTCGCAATACTACTATAAAACCGAGTGGCACTACGAGCTGCGTGCTGGGGTCTTCATCCGGCATACATGCATGGCATAATGAGTTCTACGTCCGCAGGATGCGGGTAGGTAAGAATGAACCATTGTATTCATACATGAAAGATAATTTTCCTGATTTAGTAGAAGACTGCTATCATAAACCACACATTGAAGCTGTGATGTCGTTCCCTCAAAAAGCTCCAACTGGTTCAATTGTCCGAAGCGAATCATTTATGAACTTGCTAGAACGAGTCAAACGATTCAATATCGAATGGGTGCATGAGGGACATGTTGATGGAAAAAATTATCACAATGTATCTTGCACAATCTCATTGAAAGCAAAGGAATGGGGCAAATGTGGTAGATGGATGTGGAAAAATCGAGATTTCTACACTGGAATTTCTGTTCTTCCGTACGATGGTGGGACTTATATCCAGGCGCCATTTGAAGATATTACTGAAGAAAAATATAATGAAATGATAAAAATTCTTCAACACAATATTGACTTAAGTAATGTTATTGAACATGATGATAATACTACACTAAAAGAACAGGTTGCCTGCGCGGGTGGGCAGTGTGAATTGCACTAAATTAGATTGGCCTGATTTAAAATTCGGGCCAATCAATTTGTGGTCTATGCCACCAGCAGCGTGGTTTTACATGACGCCGGCCGAAAAACACAGAGAAGTTTATGAGGCCTCCGCGAAACCCCCCTTGCTTTGGGGAGGGGTGAATGTCAAGAGCTGACCCGTGAGTATCGAGGTTTGAATTCAACTGCAGAGTTCAAGTTCAAGGCGTAATTTTCTCCAATTCCGATTGTAGGTTTGGTGTTTTTGCAAACCACGACCTTTGTATCCTAGACCTAATGTTACCATTGTAACATTTTGGGTCAAATAGAGCACCTGTAACATGTAGAAAATACTCTTCCGAGTAAGTCAATGCTGCTTTTGTACTAACAAATAATAGTATTTCTCGTTTGAAATTTAATTTGCCTTCTTTTTCGACTGTCTCGATTAATTTTGGCGATGAACTCCAATACTCCGCCCAATCAGATTCTTTTCGTATCTTTTTCTTTTTGCCATTTATGGTTTTAGTCGCCGCGCGGGTGAGTAATTTTCTTCCGATATACCACATACCGTCAATCTCATTTGTTATCTTGTAGATAAATCCTATTGAATTTGCCGGTATATCTTCTGTTTTCAGTTCTTTTTTATTAAAAAACCACATAATTTATTTATTTCCTGTACCATTTGATTGTTATTTATCTATGGCAATGACGATTATTTAGAAGGGATGCACAATAATTGAAGAATGGGTTCACTAAGTCATTGATATTTAATGATATTTGACAATTAATTAAAATTCTATATAATAGATTATGTTGATTAACTTGAAGAGGTAAATGTCATGAATAAAGCACAGACAATTCTCAATCAAATCAAATCTGGTACAGATGGGTATAATAAGGGAATCGTGCTCATGATGTGTTGGGGTTTTAACAAACCAACAAGTACTTTGAATGGCCTGAAGTTCAATGTCAAAGGCAAAAAATTAATCGGCAAAGTTGAAGTAAATTACAATGAGGGGTCAGATTTATACGATTTGGTATTTTCAAATCGAGTTGGTAGAATGATGAACACTGTTACTGATGTTTATGCCGAAGATTTAACTCGAATTATCGATTCAGTCGTAGAAAGTGGTAAATGAAAGTAATAGCTGACTATGTTGCCGTGTTGGGAGCAGTTTCTGGTTCTACTGTTATTTCTCTCAACATTGGAATAAACGAGGTAGGGTTTGTATTGTTTTTGCTTTCTAGCATAGCTACTATTTATTTGTTGCATATCTCGGATGCATCTAAATCTGTGCATTTTATTACATTTTATTTTTTAATTGCCAATATAATTGGTATAATCAGAGCATGAGGAGAAACTAATGGGAACACGTTCTATCACAAAAATTCAAGATCAGTCCGGCATCGTTTACGTATGTATGTATCGACAATACGATGGCTATCTTAGTGGGCACGGCAAAGAATTATATGATTTTTTAAGCGGTATTATATTAGTAAATGGATTCAATTCTGAAACTAAGGCTATGGCAGCAAATGGCATAGGATGTTTATCCGCGCAGATGATTGCCCACTTTAAAACTGAAATTGGGCAATTCTATATTGAACCGTCAACGACATCTCAAATAGAAGAATACAATTATACCGTAATTGTAGATAAACTGACTGGTGATATTAGAATTGAAGTTAGCGATTATCTTAATAAAGTGTTCTTTGCCGGCACTTTACCGCAATTTTTAGTATACATCCTAGAAAGCGGTGATTGATATGTTCCCAATTAGATTGAACTCAAAAAAGGGGCTTGAACAGTTCAATATACTCTCCGAGCAATTGCAATTTTACAAAAAAATTAACAGAGAAACTGAATTTCGGATTCGTTGCCAGCAAGACTGGAAGTATCAAGTGGATTATTTGGGATTCTTTTTGGAAGATGATAAGATGGCTAAAGAGTTTCCTATGAATGATGACGATATTGATAATTTTGCATTATTTAATGAACAATCTGATGTTTGTACATGTCTCCGATATTTTGGTGGTGGAGTAATGTAATGATTGCTTTCAGTACACTGAAAGGAATATTGTATGGATGATACCCGAATAATAGAAGATGTATATGCAGAAAAACGAAAGAAAGCAATCGAATATCTGGGCGAAAATTGGCTGTTGCATCCTAAGTACAAAGTCAATAAAAAGCATTCTGTATATACAGAAGAAACAAAAGAATTAACTGTAAAACAAACTAAATCGTATTCAACTGAAAGTTTAAAGGAGATAATTATGGAAAACAATACCGCTTTACTTAAAACCAATTTACAGGAAGGTGTAGTAGAAGTAAAATTCACTAAACGCAATGGTGATATTCGTGTGATGAAGTGTACTTTGAATTTTGCACTAATTCCAACAGAACACCAACCATCGACTTCCGGTACAAGCAAAGATGATTCAAAGAATACTTCACTTCCTGTATTTGATATTGATAATCAGGAATGGAGGTCATTCATTTTTGATAAGGTAATAGAATGGAAGAAATGTTGATTAAGACATTGTTTATCATTATTTGACATTTAATTACTATATGTTATAATTATTATGAATTATCATAAAGGTGAATGAGATGATTAAAGACGAAAAGTGTTATACAAAGAAATGTGATGTAATGTCTGCTTCATACAAATTCTGGTTGAATGCCGCGATGATTCAGGAAAAGGCTGGCAATCAAAAAACAGCTGAAATATTTTTCAATTTGGCAGAGATGTATAGTCACGATTACGATTTATGCACCTGAATTGCGAATAAATTGTATAATTTTTGACACCCGTGGTTTAATGTATTGAAATGATTATCTATCACTAAAAAGGACATAAAATGACAAAAGACGTTATCATCCCAACATCGCCTGCGGACCAAGAAACTATCCTCGATGCAATGAAAGAAGCAGATGATTCTTTGCAACGTATTGAATCTGAAAAAGAGCAAGTGAAAGCAATCGTGGATACTCTTTCAGAAAAGTTCGAAGGATTAAACAAGAAATATATCCGCAAATTGATTATGACTTATCACAAGCAAAATTTTGATAAGATGACGGCAGAATCAGAAGATTTTGTAGAACTGTACGAAGCAATTGTAAAATGATTAGGTTGAAATTCTAATAATTATTTTACAGAATAAGGAATTATAAGATGGCTAGAACTGCTTCAGCTAAAGGTAGAGAAATTCTTAAATCTAAGGAAAAGTATCCTGAATTTAATATAATGGATTACGATATTTCGCTTCGTTCAAATCTGTTTTATTATACGTCAGAGGTGGATGATAATAAAAAGAAAAAACAATGGACTCTTGACTATTGGAAAAGTCTAAAAAAAGACATTTCGTCAGTATCGAAGATACCAGATTCTTATTTCTCTACCTCGGGGGCAGTGGCTCACATGATATATGTGAGAGAATTGCCGCTGGAAGCAAAAGACGTATCTTATCTCGATAAAAAATATATTGAATTTTCTTCAAAGCCTGCCGGGAAAGAGGAACAATTAGAGGAAATTATTTCAGAAAAAAATAGGCGGAAACAAGTGCAAGAAGCTGCGGTATTTAGTAAACATATAACAGAATTTGATATTGCTATTGATTCATATCTGGATGGCAAAACATTCGATGCTAAGAGTTATCTCATCCGCAATAATATTAAACCAGGTACTAGCAAACATATAGCAGACCATATCAAACCAATATTAAAAGAAATCAAAGAAGCAATAAATGGAAAAGATGCACAGTTGATAGAAGCATATTCATTTTTAACAAAACGCAAATTAATTAAATATTATGAATATATCCAGTCGTTGTCAACTGCATGTGATGTTGCAACCGCGATAGTAAAAGCATCAAAAAAACCAAAAACTACTAAAATTAAACCTCCCGGCGAATTAGTAAAAAAGGCAAAATGGTTAATATCTGATGCGACATCTAAACTAAAATCAGAGCACCCAAGTAAGATAGTCAATAGCACCGAAGTTTGGTTATATAATGCAAAAAATCGGCGTTTATTTAAATATGTTTCGCTCAATGGGATGAAATTAACGGTTAAAGGCACCACGATTTTAAATGTCAATACAGAAAAATCTGGTGGCAAGATTATTAGAAAGCCTGAAGTAACATTAAATGGTATACAATCTTTGAGTAGTCGACCATTGAATAAACTTTATAATGACATCAGAGGAACAGAATCTAAGGCAGTAGGCAGGTTGAATGAAGACACAATAATTGTCAAATGTATATGATGCCGCGGTTTCTTTACTGAAAACGGCACACCAAGGAAAACAATAAAAATCAAAGGCAAGAAATAACTACAAGGAGAATTGACATGGCAGCTACAGAAAAGCAAATATTAGCATTAATGAGAGCTAGAGAAGCTAGACGGCTAAATTCATTAAATAAAAAAGATACAACAAAGAAAAGTGAAAATAAGACTGATGTAACTACTGCTGCGGGCTTGTCAATCGATTCAGAAGTATGGGTGAAAGGACTTATCGCAGCGCTGCATACTAGAGATGTGAAGCATGAAGGAGATGTTGCAGCTTGTACTAAACTTGCTGATGCGGTCTTGACTGCATTCAAAGAAAGATTCAAATGAGCATTGTCCTGTGTGACTTTAGTCAAATGGTTATATCTTCTGTTGCTGCTAATGCTAAAGAATTTAAGGAAGGTGATGAAAAGAATCTAATTAAACATATTGCATTGAATCAATTGTTAGCATTAAAAAGACGCTTCAATGGTAAAGTAATTCTTTGTTGTGATGGTAGAAACTATTGGAGAAAGACAGAATTTCAGTGGTATAAAGGTCATAGAAAACATAATAGGGCTGCTACTGGGTTAGATTGGGAAATAGTATTTGAAACATTAAATGAACTCATTGAGGAACTTAAAGAAAATTTTCAATATATTGTGCTTAAAATTGATACCGCAGAAGCAGATGATATAATCGCATGTCTCGTCAAATATTTCGACGAAAACGAATTAGTAAATACTGGATTAATCGATGAGCCAGATGCTATTATAATTTCTTCTACTGACCACGATTTTCAACAATTGCAGGCATATAGAAATGTGTCGCAGTGGAATAATGTAATGAAAAAACATTTGGTATGTAAGAATCCAAAACAATTCCTCATAGAACATATATGTATTGGCGATGCAGGGGATAATATACCGTCAATTGTAAATGGAGACAATTGGGCTAGAGATAGAGCAGATAATGTAGCTACCAGAGCAAAACCATTTAAAACAGCGAGATTCAAAGAATTTTATGACAAAGGATATGATGCATGCTTGAATGAAGAGGAACAGCGCAATTTTCGCAGGAATGAAAAGTTGATAGATTTTGATTTTATTCCAAACCAGATATATAATAATATTATATCTGAATATATGAATTATAAAATCCTCGGCAACAAAGCCAAGGTATTCAATTATCTTAATGCACACAGAATGAAATTGTTGCTGAATTCAGCATCTGATTTTTAACAAAGGAGAAACAAATGACTGTAATCAACGGCAGAATAGTAAAACCAATTCATTGTTATGAACAATTGGATACAATTGAAAAAGAGAAAGACGAACCACTGAAATTGAAACTCATCAAAGAATATGGAAGCCGACCCCCTTTGAATTTTATTCTCTCATTAAATTTCAACAATAGCGTTAAATTAGATTTGCCGGAAGGTATGCCACCAATAGATGCAAAAAAGCTGGATATGCTAACTCATCCAGATTTTATGGGCCAACTTGGCTCAACAATTGCAAGATTGAAACACTGTACAGTAGACAGCGATTTAAAGAAGTTCAAAAAGGAACAGATTTTCTATGAGGTTCTTATTAATTGCCCATTGAAGGATGCTGAGATTCTTTGCTCTGCAAAAGATAAAGCGCTGACAGAATTGTATCCATCTGTAACGGCTGAATTAGTTTCAAAGGTGTTTCCTAACTATGTGAAAGCTTGATAACCTCCTCCACCTAAAGGAGATGTTCCGGCGGCGTGCACTAAATAAAATACATGTAGAGAGACTAACTTAATGCCAACATATACCTATTTCTGCAATAAATGTGGTCACGAATTCGATTCATTTTCTAAAATATCAGATAGAAAAAAACCAGAGAGCGAAGCTTGCCCATCGTGTAATGATGTAAATTGTATCTATCAAAGATTAACTGCCCCAAGTATAACACTCTCAATTGGAATATCTAAGGCTACAAAGAATAGTTTAAATGGGTCTAAATTTCAAGAAAAACTAAATCAAATTCATAGAGACACCCCTGGCTCTCAACTCAATACATCCTCGACGATAGTGGATGTCAAAGGATGATTTTCGCTCACTCTCCATTACTTAAAGCTAATTTGGAGAGAATCGATTCTCCAACCGGCAGATTATATGTTACACCAGAAGGAAACAAATACGAATCTGTTACTACTTGGTTGTCTAGAATATCGGATAAATCTTGGATAGAAGAGTGGAAAAAGAATGTAGGCGAAGATGTAGCTAAAAAAACTTTAGAAAGAGCCTCAAAAAGAGGTACTAGACTACATGAGAACATAGAACATTATCTAAAAAATGAAAAAGTAGAAAAGCTTTCTATGCTGGATGGGATATTGTTCAAACCACTGGCTATTATAGCAGATTCACATATTACTGATATTCACGCACTGGAATACCCACTTTATTCAGATGTAATGAAACTTGCAGGAACAGTAGATTGTGTCGCTAATTATGATGGGGTAATAGCTCTCATAGATTTTAAAACATCAAAAAATAGAAAATCAAAAGAAGACATAAGTAGCTATTTTTTACAGACTTCCATTTATAGCATAATGATTCAGGAAATGTATGGTTTAAAAATCGATAAAATGGTTATTTTAATGGCGGTCGATAATGAAAATAAAGTATTAGTATTTGAGGAAAGTAGAAAAAATTGGTTGAATGTTTTGGTAAATAAACTAAAGGAATTTCCTACAAAAAATGAAAAAAGATAAAGAAGATGACAACCGTTATGAACCACAAATCGCCAATATTTATTTACTCTTCGAGAACATTGATAATGATTCTGCCAGTAGAGTGTGCGAATGGATATTACATAATAATTACGTAAATAATCCCCAACCGGATTTTCTTAATTTAATTATCAATAGCCCGGGCGGGTCATTATTGGATGCATATGCGATTATTGACATTATGGAAAGTTCAAGAATTCCCGTTAGGACGATAGGACTTGGGTGTGTACAGAGCGCTGGATTAATGGTTTTTTTAGCGGGAGAAAAAGGACACAGAATTCTAACCCCAAATACTTCTATCATGAGTCACCAGTATTCGTGGTGCGCAGAAGGAAAGCATAATGAACTTATTGCAATCAACAAAGAATACGAACTGACGTATTCTAGAATGTTGAATCACTACAAAAAATATACAAAGTTATCGATAACTAATATCAAAAAATACCTCTTGCCATCGGAAGACATGTATCTATCGGCAGAGGAAGCACTGAATTATAAAATATGCGATAAAATTTCATTATTGAACACTTGAACAACATGGAGAAGAAAATGAAAGAACTTGAAGTTGAAAATGCCGGAGACACATACTGGTTTCTGAACGGCCAACTTCACCGTGAAGACGGTCCTGCGATTGAATCTGTTCTCGGAACCAAATATTGGTATCTGGATGATGTAGAATACACCGAAGCAGAATTCAATGCAAAGATGAAGACTGAAAAGTAATTGTCTGTTGCTGACATCGAAAAGTTACTTGGGTTTAAAGTGAAGATTGTTAAGTAATTGATTTATTTCGGCATTTGACATTTAATTGAGTCGTGGTATAATGTATACATCAATTAAACAACACGGAGAAACAAAATGAAAACATACGAAGTCGAGGTTCATGCTAATGGAAACAAATTCTGGTATCTGAACGGCAAGCGGAACCGCGAAGACGGCTCAACGATTGAATATGCTAATGGAGACAAAGTCTGGTTCAAAGCTGGTAAACTTCACCGTGAAGACGGTCCTGCTGTGGAATATGCTAATGGAGACAACTACTGGTATCTGAATGGGGTAGAATACACCGAAGCAGAATTCAATGCAAAGATGCATCCTGCGAAGGAATTATCTGTTGCTGACATCGAAAAACTACTCGGTTTTAAAGTGAAGGTTGTTAAGTGATTGATTCATTTGGTCATTTGACATTTAATTGAGTCGTGATATACATCAATTAAACAACATGGTGAAGAAAATGAAAACATACGAAGTCAAGGTTCATGAAAATGGCGACATTTATTGGTACCTGAACGGTAAACATCACCGCGAAGACGGGCCGGCGATTGAATTTGCTAATGGAGACAAATACTGGTGTATGAACGGTAAAAATCACCGCGAAGACGGCCCGGCGATTGAATTTGCTAATGGAGACAAATTCTGGTTTCTGAACGGTAAGCGCCATCGTGAAGACGGCCCTGCTGTGGAATATGTTAATGGAGACAACTATTGGTTGTTGAATGGTGTAGAATACACCGAAGCAGAGTTCAATGCAAAGATGAATACTGTAAAGGAATTGTCTGTTGCTGACATCGAAAAGTTACTTGGATGTAAAGTAAAGATTGTTAAGTGATTGATGTATCATACATCTAGATGATGGAAAAGGGCTTAAAATGAGTATTCTTGATATTTTGAATGAACTGACATCTACTCCTTCAACGAATGATAAAGTTAAAATTTTAGAACGAGAGAAAGATAATAAGGTACTGAAGCGAGTATTTCAAGCAGCGTATGATAAAACACTCACATACGGCATTAAAAAAATTCCTGAATACACCGAGTATGTCACCAAAATCAGTTTAGATAAAGCAATCGATGAATTGACGGTTTTCTCTACTAGAAAATATACTGGCAATCAAGCAATTCAATATCTTTCAAATATACTTTCCAGGCTGTCTCCTGCCTCTGCAATTGTATTGGAGCGAGTAATTCAACGGGACCTTCGATGTGGAACAAGTGATACACTAGCCGCGCGAGTGTGGCCTGGCATCGTGCCTGTATTCGATGTGATGTTAGCGCACAAAGATATTTCTGGAATCAAATACCCTTGTATTGGGCAAATTAAATTCGATGGTGCAAGATGTCATTTAATTTGGGATGGCACAAAAGCATCAGCTTGGTCCAGAAATGGCAAGGAAATTCAGACACTAGGAGTATTTGATTCCCAGATGCAAAGTGCATTTGGTGCTGAGTGCGTTACGATTGATGGTGAATTGCTCATCGTGCGAGATGGCAAGATTATTGATAGAAAGACCGGGAATGGTATAATCAGCAAAGCCAATAAGGGAACAATTACTAAAGAAGAGGCAGATAGTATCCGTATGGTGGCATGGGACATTGTTGATGTTACTAGCAAAATTCCTTATGATGTGAGATTGCAAACTCTCACCGAGGCAATGTCGAAAGCGCTAAATCACAATATGATTATACTTGCTGAGACCCGCAGCATAAATTCTCCTGAAGAAGCGCAAAAAATGTTTGAGGAATGTATTTCACACGGGCACGAGGGCGCCATGATGAAGAACATCAAACAGACATGGGAACCAAAACGAGTAAAGGGGATTGGTAAAATGAAGGCGGTAGAGAGTATTGAAGTGCGAATTACTGAGATAATCGAAGGCACGGGTAAATATGCCGGGATGCTCGGCGCATTTGAATATTCTACTGATGACGGACTCATCAAAGGCAATGTAGGTTCTGGATTTTCAGATGACCAGCGGAGGATGTTTTTTGATAAGAAATATATTGGTGAAATTATGGAGATTCTTTATAATCAACTAATCACTGATAAGAATACTAAACAATATAGTCTGTTTTTGCCTAGGTTTGTTGATATTAGATTTGATAAAGATATCACGTCTAAATTTGAAGAAATTAAATAATTGGATAAAACAAAATGAAAACATACGAAGTCAAGGTTCATGGTAATGGCACCACCCACTGGTACCTGAATGGTGAACACCATCGTGAAGACGGCCCTGCTGTTGAACTTGCTAATGGAAACAAATACTGGTATCTGAACGATACACGCCATCGTGAAGACGGTCCTGCTGCTGAATATGCTGATGGTTCCAAATTCTGGTATCTGAATGGTAAATGCCATCGTGAAGCCGGCCCTGCCATAGAACTTTCCAATGGAGATAAATTCTGGTATCTGAATGGTTTAGAATACACCGAAGCAGAATTCAATGCAAAGATGCATCCTGTGAAGGAATTGTCTGTTGCTGACATCGAAAACCTACTTGGGTATAAAGTGAAGATTGTAAAGGAATAAAATGAAAACATACGAAGTTAAAGTGCAAGACAATGGTGACAAATTCTGGTACATGAATGGTAAACAACATCGTGAGGACGGTCCGGCTGTTGAACTTGCTAATGGAAACAAATATTGGTATCTGAACGATAAGCGCCACCGTGAAGACGGTCCTGCGATTGAAAGTGCCAATGGAAACAAATTCTGGTGCCTGAACGGTAAACGCCATCGTGAGGACGGCCCTGCTGTTGAACTTGCTAATGGAAACAAATACTGGTATCTGAACGATACACGCCATCGTGAAGACGGTCCTGCTGCTGAATATGCTGATGGTTCCAAATTCTGGTATCTGAATGGTAAATGCCATCGTGAAGCCGGCCCTGCCATAGAACTTTCCAATGGAGATAAATTCTGGTATCTGAATGGTTTAGAATACACCGAAGCAGAATTCAATGCAAAGATGCATCCTGTGAAGGAATTGTCTGTTGCTGACATCGAAAACCTACTTGGGTATAACGTGAAAATTGTTAAGGACTAAAATGAAAACATACGAAGTCAAGGTTCATGGTAATGGCACCAAATTCTGGTATCTGAATGGTAAACTTCACAGTGAAGCCGGCCCGGCGATTGAATATGCTACTGGAGATAAACATTGGTGTCTGAATGGGGTAGAATGCACCGAAGCAGAATTCAATGTAAAGATGCATCCTGTGAAGGAATTGTCTGTTGCTGACATCGAAAACCTACTCGGTTTTAAAGTGAAAATTGTAAAGGAATAGATGAAACCATACGAAATCAAGATTAATGATGATGGCGGCATTTATTGGTATCTGAATTGTGAATTGCATCGTGAAGACGGCCCTGCAATTGAACTTGCCAATGGAAACAAAATCTGGTTCAAAGATGGTAAACTGCATCGTGAAGACGGCCCTGCAGTAGAACTTGCTAATGGAAACAAACATTGGTTTTTGAATGGTAAACTGCATCGTGAAGACGGCCCTGCTGCTGAATACGCCAATGGAGATAAATTCTGGTATCTGAACGGTAAATGCCATCGTGAAGACGGCCCGGCGATTGAATATGTCGACGGAAACAAATACTGGTATCTAGATGATATAAGATACACCGAAGCAGAATTTAATGCAATGCTCAATCCAGAAAAAGAATTGTCTGTTGCTGACATCGAAAAGCTACTTGGGTATAAAGTGAAGATTGTAAAGGAATAAAATGAAAACATACGAAGTTAAGGTTCATGATAATGGCGACATTTATTGGTACCTGAACGGTAAATTGCACCGTGAAGACGGCCCTGCTGCTGAATATGTCGACGGAAACAAATACTGGTACCTGAACGGTAAACGCCATCGAGAAGACGGCCCGGCGATTGAATTTGCTAATGGAGATAAACACTGGTATCTGAACGATAAACTGCGGCATGAAGACGGCCCGGCGATTGAATTTGCTAATGGAGACAATTTCTGGTATCTGAATGGTGTAATATGTACCGAAGCAGAATTCAATGCAAAGATGCATCCTGTAAAGGAATTGTCTGTTGCTGACATCGAAAACCTACTTGGTTTTAAAGTGAAGATTGTAAAGGAATAAAATGAAATTTCTAGCTGGGGGTAGAAATTTTGTGCGCTGATAATAAAGATAAATTGCCCCATATTCTCATTGCTTGCCACGGTTTACCTGGGTCTGGTAAAGACACATTTGCAAATCATCTTATCCGAGATGGTGGTAATTGGTCAAAAGTATCATTTGCCGCCCCAATTAAACGAGGACTCTCGGCGATGTTCAATATCCCGATGGAAGACATTGAGAACCCAAATATCAAAAATTCCGCCCATTATAAATTTGAGCGAAGTATCAGATACATGGCGCAAACTCTAGGTACTGAATGGGGCAGAGTATTAATTAAAGATTCCGTATGGGTCGATTTGGCCCAAGAAGGAATAGAGCATGCATGGAATAAAGGACAATCTGTTGTCAATACTGATTTACGTTTTGAGAATGAGGCTAAAAGAGTAAAAGATTTGGGGGGATTTATTGTCCATATTATTCGCGACGATAATAAATTCGATTCTGATAATAAAATAAACGGAGCAGTCAATCACGCGTCCAATATCACGTTAGATGAAAAGTACATCGATTTTGTAATTTTCAATAATGGTACAATAGATGAGTTTCAAAGCGACATAACAAAAGTAATAAAAGAGATTACAAAAGGAGCAATAAATGAGTGACACTTTTCTAATTGCAGACCAACACTTTGGCCATTGTAACATCCTCTCATTTTTAAACGAGGATGGTTCAAATTTGAGGACATTTGACTCGTGTGAAGAGATGGACGAGACTATGGTTAATAATCATAATTCAGTTGTTGGGCCAAATGATACAGTTTATTTCTTGGGAGATGTGTGTTTTGGTGCTACTCACTTTCATAATGTCATGCCAAGATTGAATGGCGCAAAAGTCCTCATTAAAGGAAATCACGATAGTTTGAAGATGTCAGCTTATAATCAGTACTTTAAAGATGTTAGGTCTTGTCACATGCTAGACAGGATTCATTTGAGCCACATTCCAATCCACCCAGGAAGTCTAAGCAGGTGGAGGAGTAACGTGCATGGGCATTTACATTCTGGAACTGTGAAGAAGCAATTATTTTCTTTAGAACATGGTTCACCGGTCTGGACTGAAATCGACGACCCTAAGTACTTCAACGTATCTGTAGAAAGGAATAATTATACGCCTGTTGCATTTGAAGTAATCAATAAGCATTTCAAAGATAATGGGCTGTGAGTAATTGAGTTATTATTCTTCCTCCAAAGATTCACAAATCAAAATAATTTGATTGTTGGCTTGACATGGTTTAAAATAATAACAGGGAGATAATTATGAAATTTTACACTTATTGCCAAACTCTTGGTAATTCTATATTATATAGAGGATATGATAAGGGCCGACAAATAATCGAAAAGATTGATTTTGGCCCTACATTATTCGTTTCCACAAAAAATAGAGACGAAAAATCTTGGAATGATTTATACAAAAACACCCCACTCGAACCAATTCAATTCAATAATATCCGAGAAGCAAAAGATTATGTAGAAATGTATAAGGATGTCCATGGGATTGAACTTCATGGCATGACTAAGTGGAACCTTCAATATATAAATTCAAAATTTCCAGGAGATATTGAATATGATATATCACATGTAAAAATTCACACGATAGACATCGAAACAGTAGATGAGGATTCCGAAGAAGGTTTTCCTGATATTCAGGCAGCGCGCATTCCGATTGTTCTCATATCTATACACGATAATATAACAGATAAAACGGTCGTATTAGGATTAAAAGAGTTTGATAAAGTTGAGTCTGATGCCTTTATATATAAAAAATTTGATACTGAGAAAGAACTATTAAAGTTTTTTATCGAATTTCAGATTGCAACAAAACCAGATGTTTGGACGGGGTGGAATACATCAGGATTCGATATACCATATATGATTAATCGAATCAAACTACTATTTGATGAGACACAAGTTAAACGGCTATCGCCATTCAATTATATTCGTGAAAAGATGGTTAATATCCGTGGAAAAGAAATTCAGACGTATGAGATTTATGGTATCATAGACTTGGATTATCTTGAACTCTATAAGAAATTCGGCACATATTCATCGAAAGAATCGTACGCATTAGGATTTATTGCCCAAGAAGAACTTGGCGAAACAAAACTTGAATTACCAGGGGTGTCATTCAGAGATTCTTACGTAAACCACTTCGACACTTTCGTGAGATATAATGCGATAGACTCAATTCTTGTTAAGAAATTAGAAGACAAGATGAAGTTGATTGAACTTGCTTTTGCTATGGCATATATGTATCATTGCAATCTAGGAGATGTATATCGCACTGTTGCTCCATGGGAAGCATTCATCTATCATCACTTGAATAAGAAAAAGATTGCAGTTCCGCCTCGAAAAAATGGATTGAGGGGGGATGTAGAAGGTGCATGGGTGAAAGACGGTATACAGGGCATGTATGGATGGTGTATGTCTTTCGACTTCTCATCCCTATATCCTTCTGTTATTCGTCAATGGAACATATCGCCGGAGACATTTAGAGCACCGGAATATGATATTAGAGCAAGAAATTTCTTGGATAATGATGCAGATGCTATTGCTGCCATTGATTATGCAAAATCAATCAATCATACAATTGCTGCAAATGGTACAATGTATGATAAATCCAAAAAAGGATTTCTAGCAGAATTGATGGAATATTGTATGACTGGTCGTGCAATAGCTAAAAAAGAAATGCTTCGACTAGAATCGGAATATCAAATTATAGAAAGGGAAATAAGTGAACGCGCAGCGCGACCGTAGAGATTGGCAATAATCATTAGAAAGGAAACATATGAATTATTCAGAAATGACTTTAGACGAGCTTTTAGAATTGAGAAATAGTAGTAGAGCAAAAATAGCAGCATTAAAAAATAAACAACTTGCATTGAAAATCGCTTAATCGTGGGCGCAATACAAAGAAATTTGTAATTGAAAACTATGTGAATTCGGTGAACATCCCAAATTGGGACAATACCGAGCCAAGCCCTAATATGGGAAGGTGTAACGACTAGGCGAAAGCCGTAGGGTCAAGTGACTCGAAGCGCATAGCACCTGTGAAGGTGAAGAGATAGTCTGTTCTGCATAGTAATATGCAGCTATATGGGATGAAATTAACGACTTCATTTAAACACAAAAGGCGAATTCTGCATTCGGCAGCATTGGCAATGAGGGGTTCCATTATTATGATTATCGCATGGCTGAGGCGATTACACTTACTGGTCAACTATCAGACATCCATTTGGCAAATTTGTTGAATATGAATTTCAATAAAATATTAGAAACAAAAGATGTAGATTATATTATTGCAGGCGACACTGACTCTGTGATTATTAATTGTCAGAGAATTGTAGATAAATTTGCGTCAAACAAATCGACAGGTGATGTTGTTAAATTTTTGGATGATTTCGCTAATAAAATATGTCAACCAATTATCAATAATAGCGTCAGTGTGATTTTTGATAAAATGAATGCTTATGATAAAATAATGGGAAGTAAGAGAGAAGCAATTGCGTCAAAGATGTTATATCGAGCAAAAAAGAACTACGCAATGTATGTATATAACTCCGAAGGGGTTGCATACAATCCACCTAAACTTAAAGTAATGGGAATTGAGATTGTAAGGTCGTCTACCCCTAAATGGTGCAGAAATAAATTAAAAGAATTATTACAGTTGATGTTTGAATCAGATGAATATACTCTACGAAAGAGATTTTTGGAACTGGAGAAAGAATTCAAAACATTGCCGCCTAGTGAAGTAGCATTCCCGCGGGGAGTGAGTGATATTGGCAAATATTTTGCAAATAATGCAATTAGAACCGGCATGACAGTACCTATGCATGTAAGGGCAGCCTGTCTGTTCAATATGAATGCAGTTAAATTCAAACAATATCAACAAATTCAAAATGGGGACAAAATAAAATTCTTATATTTGAAGATGCCAAATCCAATTAGACAAAACGTAATAGGCTTTCCTTCTAATATTGATTTGCCTCCTGAATTTAAACTGCATGGATACTTAGATTATGATACGCAGTTTGAGAAGACAGTAGAAAATGCAATGAAATCATTGACAGATTGTGCTGGCTGGAAATTGAGAGAAGAAAGTTCATTAGAATCATTTTTTGACTGATAAATAATTGCATGGTATCCGACTCCATGCACAAATCAAAAGTCGTAAATGAAAGGAGAAATACATGAGTCTATTAGACAAACTTAAAGCAGTAGGTTCAATTAAAGCAGAAACAGTAGCAGCATCAAGTTTCTTTGCTCCAAAAGATTTAGTTCAAACAAATATCCCTATTATCAACGTAGCATTTAGCGGTATACTTGATGGTGGGATAGTATCAGGTCTTACAATTCTTGCAGGACCTTCAAAACACTTCAAATCTAATCTTGGTCTTGTTTGTGTAAGTTCATACATGAAGAAATATAAAGAGGCCGTATGTTTATTTTATGATTCTGAGTTCGGCATTACTCCTGAATATATGTTATCGCATGGAATTGACACAGAACGAGTATTACATATTCCACTTGAACACATCGAACAATTAAAATTTGACATCACAAAGCGCCTAGCAGAAATTAAAAAAGGTGATAAGGTAATCATTTTTATCGATTCTATTGGCAATCTTGCGTCGAAGAAAGAAGTTGAAGATGCAGAAAATGAAAAGTCAGTAGCTGATATGACTCGAGCTAAATCACTTAAGAGTTTGTTTCGTATTATTACTCCACACCTGACAGTAAAAGATTTGCCATGTATTGCAGTCAACCACGTATATGCCGAAGTGGGACCGTTCGCGCGGACGGTCGTTAGTGGTGGGTGTTTGCTTGCAGGCACACAGTTAGAAATGGCGGACGGTCAAAAGAAGACTATTGAATCTATTAATGTAGGAGATATGGTGAATACATTAAATGGGCCTAAAAAAGTAACACATACATGGAATCCAGATACGTTGTTACACGGAACCCCAGAATGTATTAGATTTACATTTGATGATGGTTATTCAGTAACAGTTTCAGAAAATCATCCATTTTTAACATCGGAGGGGTGGGTAGAAGCAAAAAATCTCACAGAAAATCATATTTTTGTGGTTAGATGATTGACATCCTCTACAGAGGGGCAGTTAAAATAGGGTGAAAATAATCAAGGAGTGTAGCAGCGGCAAATACTATTACCGAGGCAGAATAACAAAATAGACATGGAGAAAAGAAAATGAAATTAATAAAGATAGAGAATGTTGGGATTAAACCAGTATATGATATATCTGTGGAAGATGTTGAGCATTATATTCTTGAAAATGGTATTGTTACACACAATACGGGCCTCTACTATTCCTCAAATCAGATTTTCATCATCGGCAGGTCTCAAGAAAAGGCGGGAACAGAGGTGGTAGGTTATAATTTTACAATCAACATTGAAAAATCGAGATTCGTGAAAGAAAAAAGCAAACTTCAGTTTCAGGTTATGTTCGATGGTGGTATTGATAAGTATTCTGGTTTACTTGAACTTGCATTAGAAAGCGGGTTTGTTCAAAAACCTTCTAATGGTTGGTATATAAGAGTAGATAAAAATACTGGTGAGATATTGGATGAAAAGAAAGTCAGAGAAGCAGATACTCATAATAAAACATTTTGGGCGCCGATTTTATCTAATCCAGATTTCTATAAATTCGTGAAAAATAAATTTCAATTGTCAGTTAATCCAATGAACGCGGAGGTGAAAGATGACAAAACTATATAAAGTGCGCGAACCGACCTCTACTGGTGTTTGCCCTATTCAAATCACCGATGGTAAATTCAGTGGCATTACGTTTGCTTATGGCAGAGTAGCAGTTGAGGAAATAGAAGATGCCGCCAAATTATCATTTGTATATGATGTGTTCGAAGGTGAAATTGATAAAAATTCAACAGAAGAATTTGAAAAGTTGACAGGAGATATATTAAAAGATATTCTTATTGAACAATTGAATGCTAACGAAGTAATTTACACTGGTGGTACTGATGGAATTAAAAATTGAAAATATTGTATTGGAAAATTTGATTAATAATGATGATTATTTTAGGAAAGTATTTCCTCATTTAAAAGAGGAATATTTTAGTACAAAAATAGAAAAGACACTGTTCAAATTCATTACCGTATTTGCTGAAAAACATAATAAAGCACCTAATCAAAAGATTTTAGGATTATTATCAAAGGAATATTCTTCTTTTACTCAAGAAGAATATATTCAAGCAGAATTGTTTGTGAAGGAATTGAACGGCAAAGAAGAAAATGTAGACTGGCTCATCGGCAGGACAGAGAAGTTTTGTAAAGATAAAGCATTCTATAATGCTGTCATGACTACAATTCAAGCAATGGATGGGAAAGACTCAAAATTGTCAGTGGAAGCTATGCCATCCTTGATGCAAGATGCACTGGCGGTATCATTTGATAATAGTGTAGGGCATGACTTCTTTGATGATATGGAATCTCGTTTTGATTTTTATCATTTAAAAGAAGATAAGATTCCATTCAGACTGTCGTATTTTAATAAAGTTACTAAGAATGGTATTCCTCGCAAGACACTAAACGCTGTTCTAGCAGGGGTAGGGGTAGGTAAATCACTTTTCCTGTGTGATATGGCAGCAACATCATTAAGTCAAGGCTTCAATGTGTTGTATGTCACGCTGGAGATGGCGCAAGAAAAGATAGCAGAACGCATAGACTGCAATCTACTTGACATCGATGTTGATAATTTAGGTAGATTGAACAAAGATGATTTTATCGATGGAGTTACTGGCATTAAATCCAAGACTCGTGGACAACTAATAATTAAAGAATACCCTACTGGTGGTGCTCATGTTGGGCACTTTAGGGCATTATTGGAAGAACTGAAACTCAAAAAGAATTTTCTCCCAGATGTTATTTGTATTGATTATATCAATATTTGTGCATCACAGAAATATAAGAGCAGCAATTACAATTCTTATTTTGCTATCAAAGCAATCGCAGAAGAACTAAGAGGATTGATGGTGGAATATAACTGTGTTGGCTGGACGGCCACTCAACTTACCAGAACAGGATTCAATGATTCGGATTTCAGTATGACAGATACATCGGAATCGTTTGGTTTGCCGGCATCTTTAGATTTCTTCATAGGTATTATACGCACCGAAGAATTGGACAAAATGAATCAGCTGATGATTAAACAGTTGAAGAGTAGATACAATGACATAAATTATTATAACAAATTCCTCATTGGTGTTGATATAAGGAAATTTAAATTATCTGATGTAGAAGAATCCCAACAACAAACAGTCTCCGACCAAGGCATTACAGATGATGAGTTATTCGGCAAATCCAAGAAAACACATGACTTTGCCAGCATAAATTTCGACTAAGTTGTTGATTCATTTGACAGTTTGACATTTAAAATAATGTTGGTTATGATAATAAGATGGGGCATGATGTTAAATTTGATAGCTTATAGAGCAGAAAGTGAGGTGTAAAAATGAAAATTCGTGTATATAGCGATATTCATTTGTAGTTGGACTGGTACTTTAGTGATGATATACAATTTGATGCTAATAACAGTGAAGTGAAATGCTGGAAGCCACCTGTGCTTCCTGATGACAAAGACACAATTCTAATTCTTGCTGGGGATTTATGGATTGGCACAAGATTTATTGAATTCGCGGGGTATTCATGGATTACAGAGGTCTCAACACGTTTCAAGAACGTCTTAATCGTATTAGGCAACCACGACTATTGGCCCGGAAACAACTCCCTGACTATCACGCGTGGTGGAGATACCTGCAATGCTATGTTGCAGGATTTAGGGTGTTACAATGTAAAAGTACTGGACTGCGATACATGGGAAGACGGTGAGTATTTGTTTGTCGGTTGCACTCTTTGGACTGATATGAATAATTGTAATGAGTTATCCATGTATAATATGCCTATGTTCATGCGATATGACGGAAAGATTCAATATGATATTGGGAGTAGATTTACATCTGAAAAATGGGTACAAACACATTCTAAACACCGAGCGTACATCAAACATGTAATTGAACAAAATCGAGACAAGAAAATTATTGTTATTACTCATCACCTCCCTTTGTTGACTTTGAGTGACCCAAAATTTAAAGGTACTCAAGGCAATGATTATTTTATGAGCGATTTGAGTGAGTTAATCCTTGGCAATGAGCATATTGTAATGTGGTGCGCCGGTCATACACATTACGGGTCAGATACATTTTTTGAAAAAACTAGAATAATTATAAATCCGTGTGGATATACATCAGAAAAGTTAGAACAATCAGGATTAGTTGTACACGAAACATTGAAAGTGAGGTAACTGAACCGTGAAAAGCATAATTTATCTAGATATGGATGGTGTTTTGGCCGATTTTCGAGGATGGGCAATAGAAAATTTCGGTGAAGAGTGGAAAACAGAAATTGAAAAGCCGAATTGGGGGGCTATAAGCAACACGTCGAATCTATTCGCCAAATTAAAACCAATGGCAGACGCGTTAGAATTATACAACAATTGTGTAGACATCATCGGCGACAAAAACAGAGTGCAAATTCTTACAGCATTGCCACAAAGAATGAATATGGAATCTGCTGCAAAAGATAAGATAGAATGGGCTCACACTCACATTAGTCCTGACATTAGAGTACACTTTGGTCCTTACGCCCAAGACAAACAATACCACAAGCGACACAAATTTGATGTGCTAATAGACGATATTGAATTGAATATTCAGCAATGGGAATCAGTCGGAGGTTATGGTATTGTTCATGAAAATTCAAAAAAGTCGACAGAAGAACTAAATTCGTTTATTATGGTTATAACAAATCAAGAAATGGGACAATTATGAGTGAGGAACTTGGCATTTTAGGTAGAAAACATATTATGATTGACATCGAGACATTAAGTTCTCGCCAAAATGCAATCATAATTCAAATCGGCGCGTGTTCTTTTACATTTGAAGACGGTATCGGCGAATCATTCCTTCACAATGTTGACATAGAATCCTGTTTAAATGCTGGTATGCATTTTGCAAAAGATACATACGAATGGTGGATGACACAAGATGAGACAGTATTTAAGTCATGTTTAAATGATGCAAAACCCATCAGCGAGGTTCTGCATTATTTGAATACATTCATTGGTAAAGATAAAAAAACATTAGTATGGGCGCAGGGGAGTGTGTTCGACCTAGGAATTTTATCAAGTGCTTATACATTGTGTGGCATAAACAAAAGTTGGAAATATTTTCAAGAAATGGATTCTAGAACGGTATTTACATTATTGAATGTGAGGAATGACTTGGAACGAAAGGGAGCGGTTGGTCATCATAATGCATTAAATGATGCAATTGCGCAGGCTGAAACACTTATAAAAGTTTTTAAGGAAAATTGATGACTAAAATTCATGGCAGATATACAAAATTTGATACTGCAACATTAGATGATTTTATTGAGTCTAATATAGATGCAGCTCAAGTAAAAACAGAATGGGTAGGTATGCCAGAATTCAATCAGCATAATATCGATTCTTTTGCTACTATTGTTTTTAGAGTAGTGGATGAAGAACATCTAAAAAAACTATCAGAATTGGTTGGTCAGCCATTGACACATAAAACAAAAACGGTATGGTATCCTAAACAGGGAGTTTTACCAGAACGTAGGGCATTTTATGTAGATGAGGATGATGTATGATTGACGAACACATGCCACAATACCCACTCTACATTGTGTCAAAAGGAAGAGCTGATAGTCGATTTACTTCCAAAACGCTAGAAGCAATGCATGTGCCATATTATATTGTCGTAGAAAAACAAGAAGTAGATATATATGAGGCAGCAATAAATCCTAAATATGGTACAGTTTTAGAACTCGACAAGAAATTTCAAGATGAATATGACACATTTGATGATTTAGGATACACTAAGAGTAAGGGGCCAGGTCCTGCTAGAAATTTTGTATGGGAACATGCAAAATCGAATGGATTTAAACGTCACTGGGTCATGGATGATAACATCAATGGATTTTATCGATTCAATAATAACTCTAGGATAGTGTGTCTGAGTGGAGCATTATTCCGGGCAATGGAAGATTTTAATGATAGATATACTAATCTGCCTATGTGTGGGCCTAATTATTTTTCTTTTGCTGTTCCTTGTGGCAAAAAAAATCCACCGATTATTATGAATACTCGCATTTATTCCTGTAATCTGATTGAATGCGGTACCCCTTATAGATGGAGAGGTCGTTATAACGAAGATACTGATATTTCACTTAGGATGCTGAAAGACGGCTTGTGCACTGTACAATTTAATGCATTCTTACAGGGCAAAATCGTAACACAGGCAGTGAAAGGTGGGAATACAGCAGAATTTTATGCAAAAGAAGGAACTACACCAAAATCTCAAATGCTTTTTGATATGCACCCAGATGTTACTAGATTGGTCACGAAATATGATAGGCCTCATCATCATGTAGATTATAATGTATTTAAGAAAAATAGATTACAACGTATCCCTGATATTATTATACCAAATAAGATAAATGAGTATGGCATGGTTTGTGTGAAAAGAGAAGAGTTAAAAGAAGAGCGCAAAGACGATTTTATAACAAAGATGGTGAAAAACCAAAAAAAGGAAATTTAAAATGAAAAAAGAAATTATGAGTTCTACTGGCTATCACAGCGATATACAACACATTGGTCGACCGGATTGTGTGTTTGACCAAAGGGCTAAATATACGTTTAATGGCGAAGACTTTGCAAGAGCCATGAGTGAAAAGAAATTAACCAAGACATCAACACATGTTGAAGTCGTTGGCCCTTTGACTATTGAAGAAAATATGTGATTGAGACTCGCGATTGTGATAAATAGTGATGTAGTTAGGATTTGATGAACTTTAGGAGATTCAAATCCAGTGGATATTGCATCCATTGTCCTACATCACAATACTATTTATCATTTGTAAAATTCTCCTAAATGTCTTAGTATGAACAGTCTACCGCAGGCATAAGCAGATTATGCCCCAAATGATGCCTGGCTTTTTGCTAAAGAACATCATCACTGGTATAGACAAAAAGTGAAATAAAAAGCTCCGGAAATGCTATGGTTGCAACCGGGAATCAGCGACACTTTGTTAAAAGAGGGTGGTATTAGCTGTAGGCGCGAGATATGCCAGCATCGTAAAAAGTCTTCACACTCGCAGACTTTACCATTTGACACATGGTTGAATCTTTTAGACCATCACTCCGACATTCGACGGAAAAATGTGGTTAGGTTCTGCTAGCCTAACCATGTCCTCTACTCTCTGGAAACAATTAATTAATCTTTAGATTAGATTAATCAATTAAAGAAGGTAAAGAATTAATCAATTAAAGAAGGTAAAGAATTAATTAATTAAAGAAGGTAAAGAATTAATCAATTAAAGAAGGTAAAGAATTAATTAATTAAAGAAGGTAAAGAATTAATCAATTAAAGAAGGTAAAGATTAATCAATTAAAGAAGGTAAAGAATTAATTAATCCTATCTATTAAAGAAGGTAAAGATTAATCTATTAAAGAAGGTAATTATTAATTACTTTGAAATGGAGTCCAAATGAAACTTGAATTAGATAAATCCTATAAAACAAGAAATAACAATATCGTAAGAAGAATACTTGCTGTAGATAGAAATAATGAAGCATTTCCTGTTGTTGCTGAACTTATGAGCGGTACTATTTTTGTGTATACAGCAGAAGGTAATTATACTTTACAGCATGAACATCCTTTTGATATTGTAGCTGAATATCAGTAAAATGAAGAACTCTATTGTGTTGAATTATGCCTATTAACGACTTCATTTGTATACAGTGTGGCTTTGAAATAAAAGATGTTCTTCACAAAATGTCTGAAATTCCAGTCAGATGTCCTAATTGCGATAAAGACGGTTTGAAACGAATACTATCAACTTCTGGTATCATTTTTAAGGGTACTGGATTCTACCAGACAGATTACAAAAACAAATAACGATGGTTGTAAGTGATTGATTTATCATTACATTTGACAATTAAATGTATCAATATTATCATAGTAATATGGTTGATATGGTGAGAAATAATTAAATCATGAGTTATAGAGACTTAATTCAAACAAAAACTGAAGAGATTCAAGAAAAGCTATTAGCTCTTGGTTTTGCAAAGATTCATACTCCATTTTCTATATGTAAATTGCCAAAAGGAGTTGCTGGCAGGGCGTGGGGGTACGATAGATTCGAGATAAGCATAGATTATCTCGAAAAACATACCGACCGCATTTTATCTCGTACTGTTCCTCATGAAATTGCACACATGTACACAGCGAAGTACTATCCTCAAGCAAATGGTAAAGGTGGACATGGTAGAGAGTGGAAAAAATTCATGGAAGCACTTGGATGCGAACAGAACAGATACCACGACATGAAATTGACAGTTGGTGCAATAAACGAGCCAACCAAGATTATTAAGCAAGATAAAGAATTTGTCGGTATCTATGATGTTCTTTGGAACAAAGACTCACAATGCTATAATGGATTCATCAATAAATCAATTGTTGCAACTGATATAAGTTACAATAAAGTAAAGAAAATCATGCAAGAATCTTTCGGTTGCAAGATGTTCAATGTTGTAATCCCATCATTTTAATGAACAAAGGAGAATGGAATGAACACTGAATTTGAAAAAGGCCAAATTGTATTCCAAGCATGTTCGAATTTTGCAACAGTGGGAGAATCGGGGTTGAATGGTACCAAATTCAAGCCGGCAGTGAATATCGGGATTGTGATTGAACGCAAACTAAATTCCTGCAATGATGAACGTGTATTTTTTGTTGACCGTGGAGGTAATGATTTTGTTTTCGGCCGGGTGTATTACTTCGCATGGCGCGCCGACGGCATATTCGCAACAGCTGATGAAGCCTTTGAGGCACTGCAAAGCGACGTAATCTGCCCAGACGTATACTCTGATGCAGATAAGAAATCATTCGATGATTTTCGCGGCGGTAAAATGCGCATTGCACCTGATACTAAATGATGATTGACGAAACCGTGATGTTGCACCCGCTGCGGCAGACAAGGAGATTAGAAATGAGCGAGCATAAAGCACTATCTGCCTTCGAACAGGCGGCGATACAAGTAGAAGTTATCGAGTTGAAACAGCGGCTGAAAATGGCAACTAAAACGATAAAATCCCTAAACAAGCAAATAACAAGACTTGAGGATGTTTTGTTTTCCTCTATGACCGCCGGCAATGGCGACCGCAAATAGCTGGAGAACCATATCACGAAGCGTGTCATTCCGTGATAAGGTCAACAAAACAATGTTTTTAAACATTGATATAATCTTATCATGAAGGATAATCTCAAAATGTAGACTATTACACCTCATAACCCATTCATTTTAAATAAGATTTGACATTTAATTGCAAATGATTGATAATACATTATCGAATAAGGGAGTAGATGATGAAAAACTGGATTGATGCTATCGGATGCACATTGTTTTTTACTGGGATTTTTTCCCTTTTTGTTGAAGCATGGTTTCGTTTACAAGGGCTTTGAAAGGAGAATAGTCATGAATGGTTTTTTAATTTTTATTGATGGACAATATTTTGACGAAGTGTTTTTCCCGAAGAGTATGACAGTAAAGGAAGCTCGAGCTTCCTTGCTTGTTGAAGGATATCCTTCGAACATTGAGATTGAATCGTTTCGTACTTCGGTAGAGGACTAATATGGCTAATGTTAAACAAGGTAACCTTACAAAATCGCCTCAATGGTGGAAACACCTAAAAGATTTTAAACGGGTGTTTTGGAAAACTGAACGTCTTGCCCAAAAGAAGAACATCCGAGAACAGATACGAGAATCATAGATAATTTGGTGAATTTTAATAATGACAAATTTGAAAAAAATATCTGATATTGTGCTGAATAAACGATGGGCAGAGTTCACTGAACTCGGCATTGACATGAAGCATTATGAAGATTTGGGTATGGTTCTTTTGAACTATAATCAAATCGAAGCAATCAAGAATCATCCAATAGTAAATCTTTGCCGAGGATTGCTAATTGGATATGACGGTTCTATTATTCGCAATGGCATGCCGCGTTTTTACAATTTGGGTGAGAATGGGGTCGACACATTCGACTTTCAAAATTCAATCACATTTGAGAAAGCCGACGGCTCACTCATGTTTACGTACTTTTGCCTCCCAACAGGGAAGTGGGAAATCGGTACTCGCGGAACTGCTTTTGCAGAAGGACCGAAAGAATTCTTCGGGACATTCCGAGATTTTATGCTATCAGCTATGGGCCGAACAGAAGCAGAATTTCAAGAAGACTGCACGGAATTGCTGAACAAGGAATACACATACTTGTTCGAGTGTATCGGGAAAGATAATCGCATAGTAACTCCGTATGGAGAAAATATGCTGGTATTTCTATCTAGTGTAGAAAATGCAACCGGCAATGAATATCTTATTGGTAATCAGGAAGTACATAACGCTTTGCTTAATTGGAATGTCCGACCTGTTGAGGTGTTTTCATTTAATACTCAAGATGATTGTCTCAAAGTGCTTGGTGAATTGACTGGACTCAAGGAAGGGTTTGTTGTATATAACACAAAAACAAAAACACGTGTTAAAATAAAGTCGCCTACATATCTTGCAATCCATCGCCTCCGTGGCAATGGTTTGACTTTGAATTCAGTATGTGAACTTATCGTCACGCGCGAAGTGGATGAATACTTAGCTACGTTTCCTGAAGATACACATAAGTTCAATGAAGCACAATCAATGTATGCAGTTATACAAAATGAACTCACAGATAATTATTGTAAATTCAAGACCATTGAATCACAAAAGGACTTTGCTATTGCGATTAAGGACTTGCCTTTAAGTTGCGTAATGTTTAAGGCCCGCAGCGCAAATGTTAATGACGTGTTACATGAATTCAATAAGTTTCCAGTTAACAAAAGAGCAGAATGGCTAAAGACTAGATTGACTTAGTCTTGCCGTTGTTCTATGCCGTCATCACAAGGAGGTCGACCAATGAAAAATCGCGAGGGAGTTGAGTATTCTTTTCAAAAAATTAACAATGATGAGTTTAAAATAGTAGGTGACTTGAAACACTGGAGATATGGTGGTAAAGACGGGCAGGCTGAAATTGACACAAATGATTTGGGATTTGTGGACCCATCTGGAGGTCCATTCATTTCAGTCGGTTCTTTGTTGAATGGGCGTAAAGTCACGAATATTCGGATCGATGCCGACAGTTCATTCATTTTTGAACTTCAGCCCTATGCAGCATAAGTCATTGGTTTGTATAGACATTTGACATTTTATCAGCATGTGTTTTAATGATTATATCGATAAATGTGGTACGAGGAGAAATACGTGAAAAGGGCTATTATTGCAATTGGTATTTCGGGGTCGGGCAAAACCACCGAAATTGCAAAGCGGGAATATGATTACTTCGTTAGAATTGAACGTGATATTATGCGCAAGCGCCTGCTTGGATTTGATGATGATAATTCTAGCGATAACTTCTGGTCCCTCTGGAAATTCACAAAAGAAAATGAAAACAAAGTCACTGAAATGGTGAATGAAATAATTGATGACTGCGCAAAGATGAAAGCAAACATCATTATTGGTGATACGAATTTGAATATTAAATATCGGTCACTGCTGCATACAAAACTTGAAGAACTTGGATATACTGTTGAGTTCAAAGTCTTCCATATTGATGTGATGGAAGCAATTAAGCGTGACGAGCGCCGCCGCGATACTGTCGGTCATCAGGTTATTTGGAAGCAGTATGAACAATTTACTAAAGAATTTCCAAGTACTCGGCAGTATGTTGCAGACGTCACAAAACCAAGGGCTATCTTGGTTGATGTAGATGGAACATTGGCTCACATGAATGGTAAGCGCGGGGCGTTTGAATGGGATAAAGTCGGGCTGGATGATTGTGATGAACAAGTAAAGTTTTTGGTAAATAACATGCCAGTGGAAGATACTGTTATAATTCTTTCTGGGAGAGATGGCATCTGTAGACCAGAAACAGAAAAGTGGCTCGATTATAATGACATTTTTTTTGATACGTTACTCATGCGAGCAACAGGTGATATGAGAAAAGATACAGTTGTGAAAGAGGAAATTTTCTGGAGAGATATTGCTCCGAATTACAATTGTCAATTCGTTATCGATGATAGGCCTAGCGTGTGTGATAACTGGAGAGCAATGGGGCTTAAAGTTTTTCAGGTTGGCAATCCTAACATCAGATTTTGACAGGAGATTAAATAATGGAAGTCGTAATCAATGTAGATTTTGGTGGGTTTGGGGTTTCATCAGAAGTAATGCAGTATTTGATAGATAATAAATCTGATGCAATTATACTCATGCCTGTGATGGATGCTGATCATTTTAATAAGTATACAAGTAATTACAATGATTATGGTTGTATAAAGGCGACAGGGAATTCTATTTATGTTCTGAAATCCGGATATGATATTCGTACAAACAAGGATTTGATTAAAGCAGTTAAAATATTTGGCAAAGCAGCGAACGGGAAATATGCGTCATTGAAAATTGTAGAAATTCCTGACGACATTTCGTGGTTTATTTCGGTGGATGACGGTGGTAGAGAACATGTTTCGGAAACTCATAGAACTTGGAGATAAAATGAACTATAATATTGAGTATGAAAAAAAGTCTTTCATGAAAGCAATAGACTACATTAAAGAAAATAATCTCTATCGCAGAGGGGAGTCTAATTATGATTTGTGGTTAATTGATTTTATCAAAAGCACGGTAAAGAGTGCTATGCATAAGTATAAAAGCGCGGGGGTATGGTCTTCTTGGTCTTCGTGCGGCGGGGTAACACTTGTGTTAACGTCAGATAATAAAGCAACGGAAGGCTTCGATATAATTGATGTCAATATCACAGTTGAACCTAATTTTGAAAATAGTGATTATGTAACACTAAAAATTCGTGATGAAGCTTAAAAATGAGTCTAGAATTAGAACAAAATAACAGGTATTACTTTTGATAAAGGGATTGACATGAATTTTATTATTACTACTCATGCGACATTTGAACATATTTACGAAATTGATGCCCCAAATGAAAATGCCGCTGTTGAGATTGTGACGAGAACAGATGCTCAATTGGATTATCATCAAAGATTTATTGGAGAAAAAGTAGTACACATCACACTTGCCCACAATTCTATTCCTATGACGCCAGATGAATTTAGAGCATTAGGTTGTTTTTGATAATGCCAGATTAAAGGAGATTATTATGCGAGTGGACATAGGAAAGTACAAGTATTATGTTGGGCCTTATCAGATAGCTGAAATGCTGATGTTTTGGATTCCTAAATACAATGATAAGCACGAATATACAAAAGCATACGATAAATATGTTCATAGATTTGGTGAAATTTTAGCAGATACTCCGATAAACACTTTATGTGAATGGATTGATACTAAGCAGAAACGTAAAATCAAAGTTAAAATCCACGATTATGACACTTGGAGTATGGATTATACATTGGCATTGATTATTTTACCTATGCTTAAAAAGCTGAAAGAGACTAAACACGGCTCGGTCATAGTTGATTTAGAAGATGTTCCACTACAGTATCGATATAGTGATGATTCAGAATATGAAAATGCTCAACGAGCATTTGACTTTTACAATGACGAAGATAGTGTCAAAATTGAGTGCGACCATCATGTACGATGGGACTGGGTACTCGATGAAATGATTTTTGCCTTTGAAATGATTTTAAACGATGGAAATTGGATGGATGCTTATAAAACATCATATCCAATGACCGAAGAGGAATCAAAACATCAATCAGTATTAAATAAATTGTATTCTAAAAATGTTAAAATTGTTTATGATTGGGATAGTATCGAAAAGGTAGAAAACAGAATAACAAACGGCCTCATTTTATTCGGCAAATATTATAGAGGATTATGGTCTTGATGATGTGGGCTTTTGAGTTAAATCAAATATGGAGCGCAGATGTTAGACATACAAACTTTACGAAATGATTTGGAGGGCGTGGCCGCACGTTTGGCGACACGCGGATTTGTTTTGGATACCGCGAAATTCGAGCAGCTGGAAGCCGAACGCAAAAGCATCCAGGCGCGCGCGCAGGAACTGCAAGCCAAGCGCAATGTCGCATCCAAGCTAATCGGTCAGGCGAAGGCCAATGGTGAAGAAACGACCGCTATCAAGGCCAAAGTGATAGCGGTGAATGATGAGTTGAAGCAACTAGAAGCCAGGCTGCCACAAGTGCTGGGAGATATGGAGGCCTTCCTCGCCAATATCCCCAACCGGCCGCACCCCAACGTGCCCGAAGGGAAGTCGGAAGCAGATAACGTCGAGATGTATAAGATCGGCGAGCCGAAGAAATTCGATTTCGAGGTGCAGGACCATGTCAGCATCGGCGAGGACTTGGGCGGTATGGAGAAGATTTCCAAGTGAGCCTCATCCATCTGCTCGCCACCACCGGCCACAGACTGACGTGGCCTCTAAAGATCGTAATGTGTTTATTGATATTATCAAACACCTCCTTAGCAGATAAGCTCGTAATACCACCAGAGTATGTGATAAAATATTCAGCGAAAATGGCTTATAAAGATTTTCCAAAACAAGCAGATATTTTGGCAATAATCAGAGTAGAGTCAGCATTCAATCCGAAGGCATTCAATCCAGAGAAGAGCAAGATAAATCCTAACAGGAAAATACCCCCCTCTATTGGACTTATGCAGGTGCAGAATGGCACGTTCAATCCGAAGCATAACATGAAGCAAGGAACTTCTCTACTTAGAGAGTATTACGTAAAGTATTGCAATCGTAGCATTGAGTGCGCCGTAAAAAGTTATAACATCGGTCCACGAAATTTTAAACACGGGAAATTAAAAAAATCTGGAGCAATCTATTTCAATAAATACCAATATCATCGAGCGAGATACGACAAATTTGTTGAAAAGTTGACAACCCACGTTAATTAATCTATGATGGATTTTTAGAACTCAATTGGAGTAATGTATGAATGTTGTTGTAATTAAGACATTAGGCGGTGAAGAGATTCTGGCAGAACTCGAATCAATATCATCAGAAGGTGATTATACCGTTACTAGACCTAGGATACTAATGGTTTCTGGCCAAAACATTGGATTAGTGCCTTATCTCATTAGTGTACCTGATGCTAATAACATCAGAATAAAAGCACATTCTATTGTAACAGCGGTGGATGCTCCGCATGAAATCGCGAATCAATATATCAAAACTGTAACAACTTTGATACTGGGGTAAACGTAAGCATGAGTACTTTTATTGTTTACTTTGACATCCTCGCGAGGTTGTCAAAGGGGTAAATTGTTGTTTTTATTAGACATTTGACAATTAATTAAAAATCTATATAATTGATTATGTCGATTTAAATGTTTTGGTGAATCAATTTGTTTCATAATGAATTGGATGAAATTTCGCCAAATCATTGATTGATAAATAAATTTGACAATTAAATCGAAACTTGATATGATTGTTAGGTGGTTGTGAAACAGGCAACACTGAAAGGTGTAAATCTTTCACCATTTGACAATTAAATCGAAACTTGATATGATTGTTAGGTGGAATTCAATGACACATAATATCGTGTTAGCAAACAGGAATGGAACGTGGCTGCGAGGACCTGTTTAAAAACCTCTACGGGCGGATTCGGGGATGAATGGGAAACTGAAAAATCCGAATATTGGACATTCAATAGATGTTCAATCAAAAAAATTATGCATATTAATATATTAATATGTTAAGACCGTTGTTGGATACGGAGAGATTGATACAAAGTATATGGGTTCGATTCCCTTTATGAAACTGTTAACGCAGATGGCATATACAGGTGTTCCAGAATTAAAAGGTTGGTAATCGACGTGGTGAGCAAAGCCAACATTATTTGATTGAACTTTATTGAGTGTGCTTTATTAAGATTTTCAATGAAAAGGTTGCAGATGTAAACATCATTGGTCAAGAAATCTTAATTAAGCACATTTTACAATACTCCTGTAACGCGAAGGGAACGGTTTGATTCCGTTACGGACCGTTACGGTCCACCAAAATGCACAGCATCGCTTTATGCTGTGGTAGGAAGCCTCTGTATCCGTCGGAAACATGCATCTCAAACTACAACGAGAGTCCTCGCAAAAGGACATAGCTTTAAATAATGCCCTGATGGCGGAATTGGTAGACGCATCAGATTTAAGTCCTGACGCTTAGGCATGTCGGTTCGAGTCCGACTCGGGGTACCAACTTTGAGTTGCATATATAGGGCCTGTAGTTTAATGATAAAACACCGAACTCATAATTCGAGAGACTACCAGTTTGACCCTGGTCGGGCCCACCAATTTGGCTGAAACATATTATAAATGTCACTATGGACTAATGCCGCCGATACAACAAATGTAACAATTACAACAACGGGTTCTAAATTTACAAAAACTGCACATTAAGGAAAATAATATTATATATGATTTACCGCCAGTATCACAACCGCCTTCTAAGCGGTAGCCGTGTAATTGGACCAATGGGAGTTCGAGTCTCTCCTGGCGGACCAAATTTGCCGACATCTACTGGTTCGAGTCCTGTCTCCGAGACCATAGAAGTTGTCTAATCGCAATATGTTTTAAGATATACCCGAGCTGAACCAAATAATGAATTGGGAGTATAGCTCAGCTGGAAGAGCATTCGACTTTTAATCGACAGGGTGCGAGTTCGAACCTCGCTGCTCCTACCAATGCAATGCATGACTACACTAAGTCAGAGCATAAATTTGGGATGTTAGTGATAACGAGAGTCCTGCAAGAGGACATAGCTTTAAATAATGCCCTTATCGTATAATGATATTACGGTTGACCTGTAATCAACTCATGGAGGTTTGATTCCTTCTGGGGGCACCAGAACAAATGTAATAAATATGCTCCCCAGCATTAGTGTGCAGCGGATTTTTATAAAGTCTGGAGACTGGTCAGATAGGCTGGAACGGCACGGAGCGTAACCGTGGGGGAGTACCAAACAACTTAACGCATGTGATAAATACCCGAGTGGCGTAATGGCAGCCGCGCTGTGCTTAGAACGCAGTGTCCGTAAGGGCGTGTCGGTTCAAATCCGACCTCGGGTACCAAAATAATTGGAGATGTCATATACTGGCTATTATGCTCGGCTGTCTACCGGGACAAGACGGATCGTAACCGTTCATCTCCGCCATACAATGGAAGATGTGGTGCAAGGTGCAACCGGAGTTTGCTAAATTCCCGGCCAGAAAGGGCCCGACAGGTTCGATTCCTGTATCTTCCTGTGCCTCGTCTGATGGACAGTGTCTAGTCTTCGAAACTGGAACAGAGCGGTTCGATACCGTTACGGGGCACCAAATAATCGTCGTGTGGCAGAAAAGTGATGCACTGCTTTCATAATGCAGTTTCAAGCTGGCGCAATACCAGCCATGACGACCGATTATTACAATTGGGCATTAGTCATCTTCTGCCAAATTCAATAATAATGGTGAGTATAGCTTAATCAGTAAAGCCTCTGGCTGTGAATCAGGGAGTCCTGCGAATGCAAGTCTCGTTGCTCCCCCACAAGTTTTAGCTTTGCAAAAAATAACTCTCTGAGGTGTTAATAGATGCATGCGTGGTTTGGGACCACGAGGAGTAGGCGCGATACCTACCAGAGAGACCAAAATACAGTGTGTAAGTCATTGGCAGACATCCCGGCTTGGAACTGGGGAGCAGTAGGTTCGATTCCTACCACACTGACACAAGTGAAGATGATTTTGTGTCATCTTTACACAATGCGGGAGTCGTATAATGGCATTATTACAGCCTTCCAAGCTGAAGACAGGGGTTCGATTCCCCTTTCCCGCTCCCTTGAGTCACAGTCAAGACTCGAACTTGTATATAGTAATATGAAAACATATTATACAATCTACAAGATAACAAATCAAATTGATGGCAAATTCTATATTGGAAGCCATAAGACCAGAAATTTGAATGACTCATATATGGGTTCTGGTAAGTATCTTAGATATGCCATTGAAAAATATGGGTTGGAGAATTTTGAAAAAGAGATTCTTTATATATTTGATACATCCGAAGATATGTATACAAAAGAGGAGGAAATAGTAAATGAAGAATTCTTATCTGAAGAAAACACTTATAATTTGAAACTTGGTGGATTAGGCGGGTGGGACCATATAAATTCGAATGTTGAGCTTCGAATAGAAAAGAACAAGACAGCAATGGAAAATGCAAATAAAAATGGCTGCTCAATATTAGGAAATATGCGGCATTATATAAAACAAGAAAATTATAAAAATAATCCAAATAAATGTTTACATTGTGGTAAAGAGTTAGAATACTCAAAAAGAAATAACAAATTTTGTGGTCATGTTTGTTCAGCAACACACGTAAATAAAACACGAACATTAAAAAAGAATTTGCAAGGTCCCGTATCCACACATTCATAGGTGGCTAATACCGTCTTGTATAGTAACAACTGCGACTTCTATCAGTAGACTTCTGGCTCATAACCACGAATGGGAGTAGGTGCAATTCCTGCGGTCGCAACCAATTAAATATAGTTTATGGGGGCAGTAATGGGTTACGGCAATCATTTGCGATGATTGTGCTGGTAGGGTTCGATTCCCTCGGCCTCCAATCCTAATGTGTACGGAGGTAAAATGAAATCATTTAAAGTATTTTAAAAGTAAAGAACATGGTTAAAAATCATAACTTGGCAAAATCAATTCACGATGCTTCATGGTCGGAATTGGTGCGTCAGCTTGAGTATAAGTCCAATTGGTACGGTAAAACATTTACCAAAATTGATACTTTTTTCCCATCTTCTAAAACTTGCAACTGCTGTGGTCATAAGGTAGAGTCTTTGCCGCTCGACATTAGGGAATGGATTTGTCCATCTTGTAGTGCTGAGCATGATAGAGATGTAAATGCAGCAAACAACATTCTGGATGAGGGCCTTCGTGACCTTTATTCCTTAACATCGGCCGAATTAGTCGATTACAAACGCAGAGAAGCAGTTAGTCCCGATTATAGTGTTCTGCACCAAAATTTGGCATCTTTGATGAAGCGTTTAGCAAAAGTAAACTTTACAGAAGTTTACGGTTATGCATAATTATGATAGTTGTGGGCAAATACTATGGAAGAGCAAACCGACTGGCGACGGTACCTGTCTTGAAAACAGTTGAGGTAATGACCTTACCCTTGGGGGTTCGACTCCGCCCTCTTCCGCCAACAGATTCGTAAAATGATAATCTGATTTATGACCCTAAAGCATTAAAGTGATGTACCGGTCTCCAAACCCGGCGAATGCGGAGCATTACCGTATAGGGTTGCCAATAATGCCCGGGTAGATGAAAGGTTCAATCGGTCTCCCTACAAGTGACAGCATGTCAGTTCGAGTCTGACACCGGGCACCAATTCAGTACTTATGATAAGGAAAGACATATGAAAACGCATGTTCTTTTTGTGATGGAATCAACATTAGCAGCAAAAGAAAAATTCGAAGAATTGATGAATTTTACATTGATGATGCAATTAAATAATCTACCCGATTCAAAATTCTAGAAACATCTGACTTTGAATACACAATTAAATCTATGTCCGACTCGAACGAATCTTGTTATGGGATAGAGTTCAATACGTGCATAATTATCTGATGTTTGTAAAAGTAAAATTGATATGGAAAAATTAATGTTGATTAAATCAAGAATCAGACATCCTCACTGATGGACAGACATTTCTTTCCTAAAGAAATAGGATAGGTTCGATGCCTATTGGGGATTCCAAAATTCACAATCGAAAGATTGTAAAGCAGGAGAGTATTAAAGGCTTGGAAGACGGGAGGGGCAGTACCTCCCCAGGTCCACCACTAATGGTGTTAAACAGTAAACGGATAGATAGAACTTGACGAAGGGACTATCCAATATGATGGGTGCATCAAACTGAACTACCAAATTAATATCATTAGTAATGGGCCTGATATAGATTCGATTTTGAGGAAATAGACTTTCTTGGGATAGTCAGACGACTGACTAAAATAGCGTAAATAAAGTAAACGCAGCTAATGATAGCTTATATGCACTAGCGGCTTGATTGTCGTGTAGTGCCGAGTTTGGTGCTTTTCTTGGGAACAGAAAAAGCACACTTAATTGTTACATTAAATGGAAGAATTCATGTCTACAAAAAAGCAAAAATCGTGTCCATTTTGCGGAAGACCTTCAGATGTTTTAGATAATGAAACATTATACCCTAACGGGCTTTATTGGAGGATAGAGGATGGCATTAAACATTACATTTCATTTGAGGATAGAAAAAGTGAGGATAATAAGTGCTGGACTTACAACTGCCCTGTAGTGGCAGGCGGGTGCGGCGCGGAAATTTATGGCGACTCGCGTGACGAATGCATAGAAAAATGGAATACTCGAGTTTAATTATTCTTTTTAGCAAAAATTTGACAATTATTCTACCGTTGTTAAAATGGCAATCATCATTGATTATTAAAGGAAAGGAATGAAATGCAAAAAAATATCGGGATGTTTTTGGGGGGCATTGCAATGGTTGCGATTATCTCTGTGGTTCTTGCTCTGCCTGTGATGTGGGTGTGGAATGCGGCATTTGTTGGTACGATTGACGGTGTACATGAAATTGGATTTTGGAATGCTCTTGGTATCCTATTTCTTTGTTCAATGTTGTTCAAAAATAATACGTCTAACAAATAAGGAATAACAATGTCGACAAATCAGAAATTTTATTGGGGATTTGCCCAATTCATCAGAGTTTGCTTATTGCCTATTGTCATTCCTGTAAGAATTTACGAAATGATTAAAGGAGCAAAAAATGAAACATCAGTATCTGGTCTGTGACAAAGGAGGTCAACCACAATATTGGGCTTCTATGGAAGCTTCTATTCTGTTAAAAGTTAAAGACTCCTTGAGTTATGAATTTGGGGATTCAAATAGATATAGAGGAGGCATTTCTCGTATTACTGGAGAACGGTCTGCGGTGGATATAGCTCCGATATTATTCTTGAAAGATTCCATCAAATACGAAACAAGAATTCCACCTCTTACTAATACTAATTTATTCAGCAGAGATTTAAACATTTGTGCATATTGTGGTAGACATTATCCTTCACACAAATTATCGTGCGACCATATTCATCCGACCTCAAAGGGAGGTAAAAATGTGTGGACAAATGTAGTTTCAGCATGTAAAGCATGTAATCATGAAAAAGCAGATTATTTACTACACGAGATTGACATGGAATTGATTTACATTCCGTACACACCAAATCATGCTGAAAGATTGTTGATGCAAAACAGACGAGTATTAGCTGACCAAATGGATTATCTGCGAGGGTTCTTGCCGAAACATTCAAGAATTTTAGCGGCTCCTCATTTTTTAGGTATGATACAGTAAAACCCCACTTCGGTGGGGTTTTTAATGTCTATAATAAGTATAAGTATTTGATTTATCTAGGTATTTGACATTTAATTTAGTCGTGGTATAATGTATTCCTCAATTAAATAACACGGAGAAATAAAATGAAAAAAATTATCGAAGGTCTTTTGAAAATCATTGCAATGGTTGCGATTATCTCTGTGGTTCTTGCTCTGCCTGTGATGTGGGTGTGGAATGCGGCATTTGTTGGTACGATTGACGGTGTACATGAAATTGGATTTTGGAATGCTCTTGGTATCCTATTTCTTTGTTCAATGTTGTTCAAAAATACTAAGGTGGGTTAACAAATTTTAGGTATGATACAGTAAAACCCCACTTCGGTGGGGTTTTTAATGTCTATAATAAGTATAAGTATTTGATTTATCTAGGTATTTGACATTTTAATTGATGAGTGATATGATATATATCAGTTAAACAACATGGTGAAAATTGCAATGACACAATCTGAATTGATTCGCAAGTTATATACATTTACCCCAGCTACTCCGTATGGTGAGTTGCTCAAAAAAGAATTTAATGTTGAAGTGCCCGCTTCTGCGGCTGCATATCAACTCGAATATTTGTATAAGTACTGTCTTCAATTGAGCATCGATGAATCTATCGATACGAATGATATTGTTGCTCTGGCAGCAGATAAAGTATATGAACATGTGGGAAAATATCCGTGGTGTAAAACCAAATATGATACTGTGTTGACTCATATCGAAAAGATGGCAAAAGCTGACTTTAAAGATATGAGAAAAGACAATATCGTTGTGTTTTCAGAAAAATATCAGAAGTATATGTTTTATAAAGATAATGTCGTTGCTTGCCGCTCAAACACAGTAGAAGGTCTGAAAAAAGTCGTTGCTCGTAAATTCGGCTCGGAGTTTGAACTCAATATGAATATGCTAAGTATTTGATTCATTTAGGTGTTTGACATTTAATTGAGTCGTGATATAATGTATACATCAATTAAACAATACGGAGAAGAAAATGTTTACGAACGATATTAAGAAGGGTATGAGGGTTATACTCGCGAATGGATGGTATGGTACTATGATGGATAACATGAAGGGCAACATTCGAATGGTTAATGTAGAAGGATTCTGTACGGAGATTGGCTCGGTTTATGCATGGGACATTTCACAGGTCATCAATCCTGATGGCACCAGTGTTAAAGTTACTCTGACCGAGAAACAATTGAAAACAAAAAAAATGGCTGATGCTTTCACTGCATGAGTATTTTGAATAGAATTTTACTATGATGCCAATCAATAAATGACTAAATTACAAGACAGCAAGAATTCTCAACTTACTGCTAGAAAAGCGAAAGATTCTACAACATCTTCCTTATTGACTACAATTATCGGGGAGACTGAAATAATTGGCAAAAATGAGCGCAGAGAAGTCACAGATGATACATTAAAAACATTAAAGCGGTTTGAAAAGGGTATGATTGACACAATTGGATACATGAATGATAATGGCATGTCATCTACTGCCCCAAGGTTTTTACATACGCTGAATGAACTTGAAATTGTTAGAACATTCCTTCCGACTAAAATTTCGGCCGGTCAAGTGCTGGACGCCGTCAAATTTATTATTGGGGTATGTGGGCTTAAATTGGAGCAAAAATCACTGGGTGTTATCACGAAGAAACTCAAAGATAAATACGGTGAACAGTTTGATGGCAAACAAGCAGCTACTCAATTCAAACTTCTGCTATCTTAAATGGAGAATCTTATCCTCAGACGCATTGCTGAACTTTCTGGCCATAAAATAGAGTTTAAATGTGAAGCAATATTGACTGGAACAGCATGGATTGGAGATATGCCAATCGATATTACAGTCTGTGGAGGACATGTAAAACTCAATGGGATAGGCGCATTTTCAGGAGATTCACTGAAATTATCAAAAAGCAAATGGAGAGGAAAAGGAAGATTCAAAGAATTGCGCCCTCATATTAACCAGACGTTGATAGAATTTGGGTTTAAACCAGAACTCTATCTTACTCCTTTATCGCCGGTCTGGAAGAGAAATTATAATTTAGTAGAAGACGAACGAGGTAACTGGAAAATAACACTTTAAGTTATGTATGATTATTTGAATTCAGCTATTATCAAATAACTATAAATAATAACATCAATTAAATAACGCGGGGAAAAAATGACAACAAAAAACTACGAAGTGAAAAAATATGCTGATGCCAAAGAATATTATTTGAATGGCAAATTACATCGTAAAGCTGGGCCCGCAATTGAATATGCTAATGGCGCCGAAGAATATTATTTGAATGGCAAATTGCATCGAGACAATGGTCCTGCTGTTAAATATGCTAATGGAAACAAATACTGGTATATTCACGACAAATTGCATCGAGACAATGGTCCTGCTGTTAAATATGCTAATGGCACTCAAGCATGGTATAAAAATGGCAAATTGCATAGAGACAATGGTCCTGCTGTTGAACATGCTGATGGTGATAAAAAATGGTATAAAAATGGTCAACTTCATCGTGAAGACGGTCCTGCCGTCGTGCACAATGATGGTACCAAAGAATGGCATCTAGATGGTAAACAGCATACCGAAGCAGAATTCAATGCAAAGATGAATACTGCAAAGTAATTGTCTGTTGCAGTCATCGAAAAGATATTCGGTTTAAAGTAAAGATTGTTAAATAATTGATTTATTTCGGCATTTGACATTTAATTGAGTCGTGATATAATGTATTCCTCAATTAAACAACACGGTGAAATACTCAAACATGATTAAATTCTATTCAAAAACTGGCCGATATTCTTATATCGTAGATGGCAAAACTCTTGCTACATCTAACGATAAGAAGAAACTCGAAGCAAAAATTCGAACACTCGGCAAGACTTCAGCAGCTGATGTGGATGATGATGTTTTGCTTGAAGTTAAAAAATCCGAATTTACTGTGGCTGAGCGGTTCGACTTCATGACCCAATTCACTAAACTCGCAGCTAAAGGTATTATCCCCAGCCTCGTGGTGACAGGTTCAGGCGGCCTCGGGAAGTCTTTTACCGTTTTAAATGCACTTCGAGATATGGGATTGACTGAAGATACAATCGGCACTATGGATGGTGACTTCGTGTTTGTGAAGGGTTATACTACTCCCCGCAACTTGTACACCACTCTCTTTCATGAAAACGGCAAGGTAATCGTTCTGGATGACCTCGATACAGCTTTTCGTGACCCGATTGGTGCAAGCATTTTAAAAGCTGCATTGGATTCTTCCGACCGCCGGATTATCTCCTGGGGGGCAGAATCAAAAGATGATGAGGTGCCTAGTCGTTTTGAATTCACTGGCAAAATTATTTTCATTTCTAATCTAGAATTGCATAAGTTCCCGCAGGCAATTCTGAGCCGTTCTATAGTATGCGACTTGACTCTCAATGTGGACGAGAAAATAGAACGAATTGCTCAGATTTTCGATGAAGATGAAAGGTTTGAGTCCGAGGATAAGATAGATGTGTTGAATTTTATCAGGAAGCATGTGAAAATGGCAAAAGATTTAAATATCAGAAGTGCCTTGAATATTCTCAAGATGAAAGTTGCACTTGGGGAAGACTGGGAACGGCCTTGTTTATATAACTTTTCTGTAAATGGATGACCTAACTGGGGCTAAGGCATCTTAGCCCCATTATCTTGATACCGTCGATGGGTGCATATCAACTCAAAACAATGAGACTGGTACAGCATCCTAGACTGTCTTTTAGATAAGTGATTGATTCATCAAGGTGTTTGACATTTAATTGTGTCGTGATATAATGTATTCCTCAATTAAACAACACGGGGAAATAAAATGCTTCCGAACGAAGTTAAGCTCTACGATAATGACGATAAAGAATGGTATCTGAATGGTAACCTCCATCGTGAAGACGGCCCTGCGGTTGAATCTGCAAATGGCGATAAAGAATGGTATCTGAACGGCCTGCTGGCCCGGCCTCGGCGGTCCTGCTGCTGAATTTGCCAATGGATGCAAATTCTGGTATCTGAACGGTAGGCGCCATCGTGAAGACGGTCCTGCTATTGAATCTGTTCTCGGAACCAAATATTGGTATCTGGATGATGTAGAATACACCGAAGCAGAATTCAATGCAAAGATGAAGACTGAAAAGTAATTGTCCGTTGCTGACATCGAACCGCTGCTTGGGTTTAAAGTGAAGATTGTTAAGTGATTGATTTATTTCGGCATTTGACATTTAATTGAGTCGTGGTATAATGTATACATCAATTAAACAATACGGAGAAATAAAATGAAAATATCGATGGATAACAAGGCTCACTTTTTTGTTGGATACTGCATTTCTATTACGGTGGCACTCGGCCTGATTGTGGGAGGCATCACAAGTATGCAGATGGCGGCACTCCTTGGACTGTTGGCGGCGGCGAACGTCGGGATACTCAAAGAAGTGTGGGATATCCTCCACCCTGCTAGCCGCCGGGCAGATTTACGGGATGAGGTCAGTACGTTATTAGGCGGCGCTCTTGCGGGTGTGGTAGTGACCGGAATGGCTATGATGGTTACTCCATGAACTTATTGACCGTACTCTCCCGCGGCGGCTTAGCCCCATTATCTTGACACAGTCGATATGCACCCATCAACTCAAAAACAACAAGAATGGTGCAGCATCCTAGACGGTCGTTTAGATAAATGCTTGATTCATTAAGGCATTTGACATTTAATTGAGTCGTGGTATAATGTATACATCAATTAAACAACACGGAGAAGAAAATGTTTACGAACGAAGTCGAGGTTCAGGTTAATGCTAATGGCGACAAACTCTGGTACTTGAATGGGGAACTTCATCGTGAAGACGGCCCTGCCATTGAAAAAGTTAATGGAGACAATTACTGGTACCTGAATGGTGAATTGCATCGTGAAGACGGCCCGGCGATTGAATATGCTAATGGGGACAAATACTGGGGTTTGAATGGACAATATCACCGTGAAGACGGCCCGGCGATTGAATATGCTAATGGAGACAAAATCTGGTATCTGAACGGTAAATGCCATCGTGAAGACGGCCCAGCGATTGAATATGCTGATGGTTACAAAAGTTGGTATCTGAACGGTAAATGCCATCGTGAAGACGGCCCAGCGATTGAATGTGCTAATGGGGACAAAAGTTGGTATCTGAACGGTAAATGCCATCGTGAAGACGGCCCGGCGATTGAATGTGCTAATGGGGACAAAATCTGGTATCTGAACGGTAAATGCCATCGTGAAGACGGCCCTGCAGTTGAATATATCAATGGAGATAAATTCTGGTATCTGAATGGTGTAAGATATACAGAAGCAGAATTCAATGCAAAGATGCATCCTGTAATAGATGTTTGACGTTTACATGATATTACCAATCTTATTAATCGAGCAAAAGAAGCACATATCGACATTCACGGTAATCTGATTTAAGGAAATATACATCATGCAAAATTTAATTCGCTGGCCTTCTATTGAGCAATTTCGTAATGTTGTAAAAAACGTACAGCATAAAGTTCGCTTCAGTGGGCTTGATGATAATGGGAATGCAATTTTCGATACATCTGCTAAGCTTCCTACACTGCATTTTGAGGGCACCGTAAAATTACACGGGACAAATTCCTCTGTTGCGCAGTCGCATGATGGCGATATGTGGTATCAATCCCGCGAAAATATCATCACACCAGAAAGAGATAATGCTGGATTTGCCATGTTTGCAATTGCGAACGAATTTGCGTTTCGAGATTTAATGTGTACAGCTAGATGTATTGCTCGCGATGCAATCGCAGATTCTCTGAAACAAGATATTGTTGTTTGGGGAGAATGGTGTGGGAAGGGCATCCAAAAAGGTGTTGCTATTTCTGAACTGCCAAAAATGTTTGTTATCTTTGGTGTGGCATTTGTTGACGAGGAAGGCAATAAGACATATTTTACACGTCAACAAATTGTTGATACAATCGATGGATGCCGTGAATATGTATTGAGGCCAACTGGAAAGATTCCTGAGGAATCTTGCATATATTGTATATATGACTTTCCTTGCTTTCAACTTGATATTGATTTTGAAAATCCTCATGCAGTCCAAAATAAACTCAATCAATTAACTCTATCAGTAGAAGAAGAATGCCCTGTTGGTGCGGCATTTGGTGTCAACGCGACAGGAGAGGGAATCGTTTGGAGATGCACCGACGAAAATTATAATAATTCTGGTTTTTGGTTCAAAGTAAAAGGAGAGAAACACAGCAATAGCAAAGTAAAAATACTCGCCACAATTGATGTAGAAAAAATTAATAATTTGAAGGATTTGGCTGCTAGACTTGCCCATAATGGGCGCCTTGAACAAGCTGCGCAAATTATATTTGACACGTTGAATGGCGGGGAAGTTGATATAAAGAAAACAGGCGACATGATTCGCTGGGTAATGTCTGATATTATAAAAGAAGATGTCAATATTATTGCAGCCTCTGGTTTTACATTCAAAGAACTCGGGCCGTCTGTTGCAAAGAGGGTACGAGATTTTGTCATGAAGAAAATGGAGATGTGAATGCCACTCGCTTCATCAGAGTATTCTATCACACGAAAATAATTTATAAGGGCAATTATGGAAAATTACAAATTCATCAAATCTGAATCAATGTATGACCCAGGAATGATTTTCTATCATCTTGAGAGAGATGCATTTGAAAAACAAATTGGCGGGGTTAGATTCATTGAAGTAACGGCCGATTTTAAAACAGCTCAATTTGTAAGAGCAGACAGTCTGAAACCTGTCGGATTTGTGATGAAACAATACTAATTTAGGAGAATTTGAAATGCAACGCAATTGTGTTTGTGGAAAGAAAGAAAAGCCTGCTGTAGTTACTGTACTCAGATATTATAGGCGCTGGGATGACAAGCACAATCAATATTCCTCATCCGGCGGCATGACTGCCATCTGTGAACTCAATTATGACACTATGACATTGACTTTTTACCCCTCGTTTTGCTCAGACAAAGATAACTTCTCAAAGCAGACTGGTGCAACCGTAGCAGCCGCTAATAAAGTAAGGAATATTGGATATGCATGTCCTTTGAATAGGAAACATTCTATTTTCGATAACATCATATACAATATCGATAACAATACCTTGCAACCTACCAGTACAGCAGCCAAGGCTAAAATGAAACACCTCTATAATTGGATTGATGAATGATGAAAACGCGAGAAGAACTTGAGGCACAATTCTTAAATGGAGAAAAGTTTTATATGATGGTCAATGACATCAGTATATCAAATCATATTCCATATATGGAATCTATCATGTATGTGTGTGATAATAATGGTATAGACCCTGAGGATTTGGTTAAATTGCAACTCATATCTCCTCTACTCAAATGCAAATTAGAGGAGGAATCTATTGCCGCTGGGTTATTGAAAGAAACATCTAAATTGCCAATATGAAATGCCTATTCAGCCATACAAATTTTATAAAATATACTCAGCAGTAAATTTACATTTTACTTCTTCTTATGATTTAAATAAATATAAGGGAAAGTCTAAAACGATTTCTAGTATTTCATTTGATAACAGAAGAGACAAACATAGATTTTCATATTTTGCTCGGCACATCGAATCATCTAAAGATGCTCTTAAATTCTGTGTCTTCAATTTTTTAGACAACACAGACTGGTTATATAATAATTATACTGAAGCAAATGATAAATACTTTGAGAAAATTAAATTTTATTCTACTTTCACTAAGAACATAACAAATGATTTTTCCACCATCCAAACAATTAGAGACAGTAAGACGGTATCGTTCAAGTCATTTTTTGAAGAAACTAGAACAGGAAACCCTCCGCCGATTCTTCAGTTATTTTGGGAAAATTCTATTAGTATTGAGTTCATTTGCCTCTGTAATATCACTTATCCTTATATGCGCAAGTTAAGTGACTCGATAGACCCATTAGTAAGAGAAGAAGTTAGAAAAATTTGCAATTATTCACCATTTGTGTTATCATTTAGGAAATAGAGAAGTGGACAAGAAATTTCATAAGAAACATTTTCAAGCCGAAGTAGAAGAAAAGTTAGCCAGGAAACAAAAGAAACAACGTTTGAATGAAATTCAGGAAGAAGAATCATTTGATTGTGAGGAAGATGAGGAACTTTATTTTCAAGTGAAACATCTATTGAAATGAATTTTAGTTGTAATTAAAGACGTGAGGTGCTGTTACCTCCGAGTACATTATGATATTGTGATTTTTTAACAGGTTGGCACGTATGACGATAAGTCGAGAAGCCGTTTAAATAAAGGAAATAAAATGTCAAATTCAGCAATGAACAAACTCCTAGCAGCAGTCCAAAAAGCAAAAACCAATTCTTCCTTTGATAGAACAGATGAATTCTTCTATTATCCAACTCGAGACGCCGCCGGTAATGGTTCAGCTGTTATCCGATTCCTACCTGCAGCTAACGAAGAAGATGTTCCATTTGTTAAGTTGTATACCCATGGTTTTCAAGGACCGAACGGTAAATGGTTGATTGATAATTGCCTTACTTCAATCGATGAGGAATGCCCAGTATGTATTGAAAATGGTAAGTTATATGCTTCGATGTCGAAGGATGATGCTAGAAAGTACGGGATGAATCGCAAAACATCATATATCGCTCGTATTCTTGTCATCGAAGATAAGAAGAACCAAGAGCACGAAGGTAAAGTATATCTTTACAAATTCGGCACAAAGGTATTCGATATGATTGCAGATGCATTGCAACCAGTTGATGAGGACGATGCGAAATATAATGTATTTGGTGTAGAAGGCGATGAAAACAATTGGCCAAACTTCAAGCTTCGAATTCGTAAGGTAGATGGGCAGGTTAATTATGGAAAGTCAACGTTTGAAGCTGGCGGTGATATTGATGTCGATTTCATGGCGCAGTATACGGCAGAAAATGACCCACAGAAATTTATCCAGAAGGATCAATTTAAATCTGCTGATGCATTGCGAAAACGTCTTGCTTTTGTCTTGGTAAAAGCGCCTGAAGTAGATGATAGGGCAAATGAAGAAGTCGAGGATACACAAAAAGTAGTAAAAGAAGCAAAAGTAGCTACTAAGCGAGTTGAAGTATCAACAGATGATGATACAGATGATGTGATGAATCTGATTCGAAGTCTATCTGAAAAAGCGGATTAAGCAAATTTAGCTCTCGTTTTCAAGAATAGTGAAATACTATTATCTTGATTTCGAGGGCTATCTTTTTGTCTGTTATTATCATTAGCGACAGTAGATATATTTTGGATGGTCTGTTGATTACTTTGAGTGATAGCAGAACCAACTGCCGCCGCTACTTCTTGTGCTTTGGCTGTATTTTTATTTTTCTCAATAATAGTAGATTGTTTATCTAATTCCTCAGCAGTATTTTTTGGTTGAGTTTCAAGTTTCTTGGCTGCTGCTGCTCTCGCTGCCCGCATCGCGGCTCGTTCAGCATCCCATTTCTTTTGAGATGCTTCGTCTCTATATAATTCGTCCTTGCCTTGAGCCACCCTCGATTTATTTAATTGAATTAATCGGGCAGTTGAGATGTGTTCCAAATCCATGGGAACAGGCTTAGCAGCATTTTCGGCATCGGTATCTGCTCCAGACAAAAAAGAAGTCACTTTACCGATTACACTATCGCCAGCGATGTTGCCATTTTCATCCAGTTCACCAATAGATTTTAATATACTTGTGCCAGCAGCATATCCAGCCGCACCAGCACCTGCAATCAATGCCGCTGGCACGGCTATTCTAGCAATTGAACCAACAATAGATTTTAATGCTGGTAAAAGTTTTGATGCTAATGCTCCTGATATTCCGGCAGATATTGTATCTATTAAAGAGGATTCCTCGCCAGTTCCCTTCAAATTCTTAATATCCTCATCTATCTGTACAAGGATTTCATAATTCTTTTTTGCCGCTTCTTTTGTACTTTCTATCAGTTCATCAGCTGATTCATCTTTTTCTTCCTCAAATACACTATCATTAGCAGCAAGATTCTTTTCTTCTATCTTTATATTCGACTTTTGAGGTTGCCTGTACTTTGGGGTTGCCATTAATGGCAATTCTGACTCTTTTGTTGTGATATTATTTTTTGGAGGTACAGGAGTAGGTGCAACAACAGGCGTAGGAGTAGGGGCAACAACAGGAGGATTTTCCACAGCTTGGACATTTTTGGGTTGCTTTGGTGTAAGCAAGAATTTCATTATAGAACTTAATCCTGACTTTGCCACAGTCAGAACATCATCCAACCCTTTGCCTGCTGGACTTAATGATGCTCTAAATCTTTCATTGGACATTACCTTCTTGTCCCATTGTACTTTTGTTTCTTTGATTGCCTTCAATAACCGAATTTCTTCCTCTGTGGCTAGATGCTTTTTATCTAATATTCTTTTTTCTTCAGAAAGAATTAGAGCACGATATTTGTCGTCTTCTGCGAATCCCCTTTTATCAAGCACTAGCTGTTTATTCTCTGCGGTAGTCTTTGGAGTATTTGGGTCATAATATCTCGATTTAAATGTATCCAATATACCAGTTCTAGCGGTAGATGGTTTAATATCAATACCGAGTTGAGATGCAGATGCTCTCACATGCAATTTACCTAGTCCACTTTTTACGGCACGCGCGGCCCCAGCCGATATTTTACCACCAGAGGTTACTGCTCCCTCTTCAATTAATAAATCCTGCATATCAGGGGCTAAGGTAGCAATATGTTTACCTTTAACCGTGTGGAAATATGAATTTAAATAATTGTTAAACTCTGTTTTATTTGTCTTGAATAATATACGAAGTTCAGTCTCTTCGTCTTTTATCATGCCATTTACTTCAGCCGGCGTAGGTAGAGCATTAGTATTAGTAAGATGTCCGTCAACTATATTATATGCCATGACCTTAATCACAGCATCAAATCGTTTCTTTTGTTTAACTAACGCGTTGTCCGATAAAATAGACATTTCAATCCTCTTTTTCTTGTTTCTGTTTCAATAATCCAACATATATACTTCTTTCCCACGGCAACATATCTTCCAACTCTGCCAACGTGAAGTGTTTATTGTTGATAAGAGAGAAATTAAGTTTAAAATATTCTGCCAGCCCCTCTTCAGAGAGGCTCAAGCGAAAAAATTATCTATGCCTTCAATGTGAATTTTATTTTTATGTTCGCACTTGCATGTGTATTCTATATCTATAGTTAATATAGGGAAGTTCTTATAGAATTGAGTCAATTTTACTAATTGACTATTCATCAAAGATTCAATCAATTCTATCCTTTCCTGTTCTGTATAATCGCTGGCATGTTTAACATTTTCCCCTTCAATTATAGTATCAAGTGACATAGCAATCGCTAGAATATCATCTCCTTCTTTTAACCGCAAAGAATCTTTTAAAGATGGCACCTTCATTGTCAACCAAATGTCTTTCATTATCTCAATAGGTTCAATCTTTAATTCACCAGCAACAAATGCAGTAGTTAAATCCATTAATAATGGAGTTTTTACTCCGCACTCCTCGCATATACCTTTAATATCGATGCCTTCTCCTATTGATTTGCATCTCAGTTGAAGAAACAAATATTCTGCATCTATTTTGTTTATGTTGTCTATTGATATTTTGCCGAACGTACAATTATTAAATATCTGGTTCATTGAGGTCAACATCATTTCAGTGTTTTGCTCTTCTTTAGCTAAAAGAAGAACTTTTTCTTCTTTCACCGTAAAGGGCCTATATTTAACGACCGTTTTAGATATAGGTAGAGTGCAAATATATTCGGGTAGCATCATTTCAATTATTGCCATTTTATATTCCTTTTAAAGTTTTGTTTCGCCTGTAAACCATTTTGGTATATTACTGATAGTGTCTTTTGCTTGATTTATAACACTTATGTCTGCATTAAATGGCCCTATTTTAAGTTTATTTTTAGATGTAATATCAGGTGCAATATTTCCTGATTTTCTTGCTGTCAATATATCTTCATATTTAACAGTTTCGTATACTAGTTCTACGGTAATTTCTTGGTGTCCTACATTCGATGCACCATAACTAACATTCAATACAGTTTTTATAAAACAATTTTCGAAAATGTAACTGTGAACTGGAGTAAAATTTTCATCTGTTACTATTAATTGCATGTTGAATTGCGCTTCTTCTTTATATTTAGGAGAATAAGAGGATTTATCAAACAACGATACTTTTGTTTTATGCATAAAGAACTTTTCTAATCTGTGCATTATATCCACATTGAATGTCATCCACATAGGGTCTTGTTCTAATTCTATTGGTATTTCATATTGCAGTCCATATATTTTAGCTTGTTGCGATTTGATTCTCCAGCCCGGCAATGTCACCTTGTTTAAATGGAACCCCATAGACATTATCTCCTCTAAGGAAGCACCATTAACCAATATATAACCAATGTAATAATACCCCTTAGAAAGTCTGAACTGATCAGTTTTTAATTTTGCAGTGAACGATGATAATGAGAATGCATCATCATTTGGTGGGGTTGATTCAGCTACATTTTTTTTACCGAATACGTCATATGCATATTTAGATGCACCCAACAATAGAGCATTTCTAGGTTTTTTTAATTCCTCCAGCCCGTTAACTACGGTGTCTTTTATACTCATTTCTTACTCCAGACTTCTTCGTTTGAGGCACCCTTGAAACGACATAGAGGAAGCCATATCGTAAATTTCCATTCGTTTGGTGGGATTATAATGAAGTTACTTTTTACCTGTTTGAATAAATATTTTTTGACACAATTAGAAACCTCGGAGAACTGAGATGCTGTTTTTAATGCCTGCCAACTGAATGCTAGTTTAGTTTTAGATGATAAAGTATCATCTGTGCTATATACCATCAATTTTTCTAATAATGCTGCTCTTACTCTTGGGTGTAGATAATGTAAATTGAGTGCGGTGAATGAATCAGAATCTGTGTTAAAAGGAAGACTCATCGGGAATGTATCATAATAAGGAAGGGTATCTTTTCCCTTAGGAGAATAAAAGAAACTTACCATATCACCCGGCACTACGTTTTTACTTTGATGTGCTTGATTGTCCCCCAGAAACTTCTGAGCGGACATTCCAGCTGCCGCATTTCTCACATTAGTTTCATACCACTGCCAAGATAGTTTCGATTCTTTCTTGGCATTAGCATGTACGGTATCTCTTAGGTTGCGCATTGGTTGCTTCATTTTCCTGTCAAATCCAATTCTTCTTCATATTCATTGGAAAAAGTGATGTCTTTAGGCAATTTGTCTTTCAACTTTGATATATCGAAGTCGCCTACATCGTACGACGCAGAAATATGAGGTTTAAATTCTGAAAAATCGTGAGTAGCATTATGTTCGTCCATCAATTGATTGTGTCTTTTTATTATGTCAGGTGATTTAAATTTTATCACAAGGCAATTTTTACCAGATTTTGTCGGCCATATTTCTACTCCACTTATCTTTCCTTCATATTCTCTATCTGGTTCGGGAATATAATTTGGGAGAAATTTTCTACTGTATAATAAAGTACAATGTAATTTATCAGTTGGTTCAAGATTAGGAACATGTAATTCTGTGCAAACATCGTGTAATGCTTTTGCATCTGAGTTTACTGGTTTCAATGCAGCATAAGTGCCTTTTTTTATATATTCTTTGAAACTTTTCATGGTTTAATGTGGTCTTCTGTTAGTATAAGAAATGTCATATTTTTAATTTTGCACCAATGTTGCGCCGCGGCCCATTTTGCTTGATTTACTTCATACGTCATAATTTCAGTAATCATCCTAGGAGTAGATTTCTTCCTCTTTTTGGGTGGAAGCGTCTGTGCCTTGGGTTTAACTTCTACCAAATAATTATTAATACCCGTGCTTGATTTAGATACAACGACAAAATCTGGGAAATATCTATGTATTCTATTATCTACTGGGCTCAGATATGGTATAACAATTTCTTCGGAAGACCATTCTAATATATCAGGATTATTATCGAAGAACAACATTGCTTTCTGTTCCCATCCTGACCTTACCCATATTTGTGTTGGGTCACCTGCATATTTTTCAGGATGTTTTGGTGACCATCTATATGGTTTTGGAAATTTGCTCATTCAACACTCAGTGATAAATAGTAATTAATCATAATCAATTATATTTATCACTAGTATATGGCATATAAAACGAGAGAAACTAAATTGGCAGAAACACAGAAACCAATATTAAATAGTAGAACATTTATACCAGACCAAACATATTCTACCATAGAATACCCACTTGGGCAGCTAGGTGGAGAACGGTATCCATATTATACTATATTTTATATAAATGAAAACAGCAAGTCTAAATATATCAAAGACACAAGTACGTACGATGTAGAAGAAAAGAGGACTGGTGCTGCTGTATCTCAATCAATAAACAAGTCTTATATATCAGAAGCAATAAAAACTGGCACAAATGTTTTGATTGCTGGCGCAAATGTATTATCAGATGCATCGCAGGGTAGCCCACAACCATTTGGCAAAATTAAAAAATTAGATTCGGTTGAATTTACTACTGGTACTAAGAGAATAAAATCAGCAATATGTTTGCCAATGCCAGCTAAAGTTAGAGCAAATTATGATGCAGATTACTCAGCATCAGAAGCAATTGGTGCGCTTGGTGCAACTATATTAGCTGCAATCAGTCCTGATGGAGATACTGCCGCAACAGCATTACAAGGACTTGCTCCTATAGCAGTAGAGCGTATAGCTAAACGTATATCACTTAAAATTCCTGGGTTAAGAGATAATGCGCGCGAACACGGAGATGATGCAGGTAAAATCGCAAAAAATATAATACAGAAGTTCACTGGTAAAGTTATTAATAGGAGACAAGAACAATTATTCAACAATATGAAATTCAGAAGTCATCAGTTTTCATATCTCTTTATACCAAGAAATGAACAAGAAAGTAAAAATATAACAAACATAATACGAGAATTTAAGTTACATATGCATCCAGAATTTGATGGTTCTGCTGGGGGGTCATCGTTGCTTATAACACCAGCAGAATTCGATATAGAATTTATGCATAAAGATGAGGAGAATGTCGCATTAAGCAGAATAACAACATGCGCATTGCAGAGCATAGATGTTAATTATACTCAGATAGGTGAATTTATAGCCTTTGAGGGCACAGATAATCCTGTTGCAATAGGATTAGATATGATTTTCGTAGAACTAGAACCACTCACGAGAGAATTGATAGATAAAGGCGGCTACTAAATGGCTTATTTCAAAGACTTTTCATTTATAAAATATGATTATACTATACCACAGGATGTAAAACCTATCATTGATGTAGTGGTAGATTTGACACAACGAATCCAATTGAATATATCGGAAGAGGATTTGGCTAAATTGTGTGATGAATATATTGTCTCGGATAATATAACACCAGAATCCATCGCAGCAAGAGTATATAACAACCCCTTTCTGCATTGGACTATACTCTATGTCAACAATATAACAGATTTATCTGCTGGTTGGCCAATGTCAGGAAATTTATTGCGCGATTTTATTACAAAAAAATATGGTGCAGGCAACGAAGACGCGACGCATCACTATGAAACACTGGAAGGGGTATGGATTGACCCCGATTTCGCTATAGAGATATATGGTATAGCACCTAAAAATATCACTAATTACGACTTTGAATATAACATAAACGAATCGAAGAGACATATTAAAATAATCAAACCATCATATATAGCAAGATTTGTCCAGTCCTTTCAGGAAGCTAGCGTAAATGGATAAATCTTTAGGACCAGGCATACAACAAGCAGGTGATGTAGAGATAGAAGCAGTATTCCTTATCGATACAAAATCGAATAGGAAAATCAATTTACTTGGCTCTATGGTAGATATGACCATATATGAGGACTTGTTTTCTCCTGTACTTACTGGATATTGTGCAGTCATCGAAACTCAAAATCTTATATCAACTCTCCCCATAGTAGGTGGAGAAATGTTATATATAGAATTCAGCACTCCTACACTGAATACAATCAAAGCAGCATTTCAGATAACAAAGATTGGGATAAGAGAGCATCAGGATAAAAAGAATGCATACACATTAGATTTTATCTCGTATGAAGGCTACGCGGATGTACAAAAGAGGATAAGCAAAGCATATTCTGGTAATACCTCAGTACTTGTACAATCTATATTTAAAGATGAGTTTGGAAGTACGATATTGGATGCTGATGATTCGGATAATTTTATAAAATTCGTGTCTCCCTATTGGAGCCCGTTAAAAATTATAAATCACATAACATCTAGAGCTATATTGCCTAACAACAAAATAATAACACCCAATTATCTTTTTTTCCAGACCACAGCAGGCCATAAATTTAAATCAATTAGTACATTGATGTCAGCTAAACCAAAAACAGAATTGTTCTTTGACAAAAATCCAGCAAGAAAACAACTCTCGCCAGGTAAATCACATAGAGATGTCGATAGAGAATACAAAACAATAAAAGAACTTACATTTGTCTCTTCTCAGGATTTTTTGAATAATATGATGAATGGTGCATATAATCATAGATTGTATGGTGCGGAAATATTTTCTAAAAACTTTAATATCAACACGTATTCATACACGAATGATTTTACGAAGACTATACATACTGATATTAATCCTCTTAATATATTACCAATAGCTAGAAATTCAGGACTTCATTCTATACATCATGTATACAATAATCTGTTTAATGGAGTCATCGATAATTCGGCTGAGATTATAGCTAAACGTATATCTATGTTGGCACAATTGGAGACATGGAAAATTGATATAGTGGTGCATGGCAGAACCGATTATGAAGTAGGACAACTTGTTAATGTCTGGATAAATCAATTCAAGACAATTGACTCGAGTGACAAATATACAAATGATAAATTCGATAAAATATATAGTGGAAAATATTTAATAACAGCAATTCAACACAGATTCACTCAAGCTAGACATCAAATTAACATGCAATTAATCAAGGACGCTGCTTTCAGCGAGATTAAATGATTTATATAGGCAAAATAGAAGACAGTTCAAGTGACCCATTTAGGGCAACAAGATACAAGGTAAGGATTATAGGGGTACATCAGCCAGATAAGTCTATATTGCCAACAGAAGATTTGCCATGGTCGACCTGTGTTCAAAATAATTCGGCTGCCATGAGTGGTATAGGCACATCTGCAAATGGGTATCTCAACGGTTCAACTGTTGCAATAATGTTTTTAGATGAGGATAAACAAATTCCTTTCATCTTAGGTGCACTCGGTGGTGTGCCTCGAGCAGAGTTAACAGGCAATGAGTTATACTCCAGCATTGAATCTGAATTAGCTATATTACCCAGACCCACTCCTCCTGAAGAACCGAATGCTGATTATATAGGGCCTCTGTCCCATAATGATGTAAAAAATATAATCGCTAAACTGGGAGAGTTGAGAGTAAACAATAGCCCAAAAACAACAGAGTTCGGTGTAGGCCGGTATCAACATACTCTCACAGAACTCGAAATATTGGGATATATACACAATAATGAATGGGTCGGTAAAAACGGTATAAAAAGCAACGAGCAATATTTAAATACACCAAACGAGCAATATGATGCAGAGGAGATTCTGCTGAAATTATATTATGTTGCATTAATGCAAACCCAAGTAATAACATCATATACCCCAAAAGAAAAGGTATCTGGTGTGCTATTGGCAGCTCATGTCAACGGGATAGAAGGTGCATATGCTCTTGTGTATAACGGCGAAGACAGTAATAATTATTTGAATGAAAATAGTCTTAATTTCTATAGAGAAGGATATAAACTAATACAGGGTGTATATACGGAAGAAGTACCGTCGCTAGAAAATATCAACAATACTGCAACAGATAATAATGATGAAGATGTCTACCCATCAAAAAGCAAATTTGACGTAAAACCGATTGAAATTCCCCTTAATAATCAAGGGTTTAAAGACCCAAATGGGACATATCCACTGTTGTCCCATGAGAAAGAGTCTGACACACCCAGATTGGCGACAGGAATCAAAGCAACCCAGACTATACTTGGGCTCAAAGAGCAAATGGCAGTAAAGAATATAGCTATAGCCAATAGTACAATCAAATGGAAACAACCACCGCAGCCATATAATGCAATGTATCCAAAAAATCATGTATATCAGAGCGAGTCCGGTCATGTGATGGAGTTTGATGATACTACTGGGGCAGAAAGAATACACATTGCTCATAATACAGGTACATTCTTCGAGATTGATAATGAGGGAAACCAGGTAGACCGCACTGTCGGCACTCGCACTATCATAGTAGATAAAGATGAACTTGTGTACATCAAAGGTTCCGGGCATGTTACTATAGACGGAGATATGTCTCTTAAGGTAACTAGAGCGATGCATGTTGAAATTAGCGGTGATGCTAATATTAAGGTAGCAGGCGATTATAATTTAGATGTAGCAGGTACTTTCAGAGTAAATTCCGGTGCATTCGAGATAGGTGGAAGTTCGACATCTAAAGTCACCTCTCCTATATTAGAATTGGATGCAAATAACATATTACAGAATCCATCCACAGGTGATATTGTATTTTCAAAGCATACTAATAGTTATGAAAGCGTATCTGGTGTAAATACATGGTCACCGACAATAAAATTACCTGCACCTATTACCAGAAAAGAAATGCAAGGAATAGAACTCGAAGATACTGAAGCGTCCAAAATATTAGCTGGATATGACAAAAAATTGAAAAAAATTGATGCAGATAAAACTGCATCGACTCATACACCAAGCAAAATAACAAGTATATATTCCTTACCAGATTTAATAACATACAATACGATATTATCAGCAAACTTTAAAGTCAGAGATGTTGCTGTGGGGAGTCTAGGAAGTAACTTTCCATTCCAGGGACAACATGGTTTAACAGCAAGGGATATAGCAGTAAACGCTCAGTTACTTTGCCTTAATTGTCTAGAACCCATAAGAAAGCAATTTAGTAGTGTTGGTTTTAAATTAAATTCAGTTGTCAGACCTTCTGGCAATCCATATTCAAATCCTGATAGAATTTCACAACATGAACTTGGTATGGCGGCTGATATATCATTCTCTCTAATAAGAGGTCTACCAGATGATAGACAACGATTCTTTCAAAATGCAAAGTGGATAAAGGACAATATTTTATTTGACCAATTGTTGCTCGAATATCGAAATGGGGGTTCTGTCTGGATTCATATATCCTACAATAAAAGTAATAATAGAAGGAATGTCATGACAATAAATAATGATAAAAAATATGATAACGGTCTAATATTATTGACAGAGGTTTGACATATGGCAATGACAGCACAAGGAATGGCAGATAAGATGATAGCAGCATTGCCGATACAACCGGAAGTAAATAAAGACATATTCGATGCTTTCTTGTTAGCACTATCTACCGGTATAATAAATGAAATACAGGCGAATTCAGAATTGGTACCAATATCAACTGATAGTGGCTCTGCTGGTGCTGGTATCATAACAGGCAAAGTGGCATAAAAGTTACGAAATAGTTGACAAATTCTTGACAACCGTTCAAAATTAGACTGTGCCTCGATGATATTCTACTATTAAATAAAGATTTTATAAGGTATTAAATATGTTACTTGAATTAAAAAGAATTGATTTATATCCATTATGTACAATAGGAACATTATCGGTAAATGGTAAATTCCTGTGTTACACATTAGAAGACACGGTGAGAGAAGTTGATGGTGTACCAGTTAAAGACTGGAAGATTCCTGCCAAGACTGCTATACCTAGAGGAGAATATGAAGTACTCATAACTAGGTCTAATAGATTCAAAAAATTGTTACCTGAATTACTGAAGGTCGAAGGATTTGCTGGTATCAGAATACATGCTGGTAATACACATGACGACACTGAGGGGTGTATATTGGTTGGCATGAAAAACAGAATCATATCAGTAGGCGATAGTGTTATTGCTATGAAGAAATTGCAACCAATGATTAGCACTGCTATTAAAAATAAAGAAAAAGTAACTATAAAAATAGCATGACTGAGCTGATTGTTTTGTTCATACTTAATGTCCTTGTATTGTTGTATATCTTTTTTCCTAGGAAAGAAACTCGTAAAAAGAAGTCACCTCTGAGTACTCATTTCAAAGAAGACGTCAAAAGAGGGAAAAAAGACCCTAGACAGTAATCGATAAATAGTGCCATATATCATCATTACGAGTATCATGGCAACTTATACCGATTTAAGCTTATCACTCCAAGCACATCCATTCACTAAAGATATACTGAAAATTTCAGATGTTGATGCTGTCAAGCAATCAATGAAAAATATATTATTCAGTGGCCCATATTCTTCGCCGTTCAATACGGTTCGTGGTGCTGATATAAGAAGTATACTCTTTGACCAACTCACCCCTCCAAGTACCGCTATTATAAAACAAAAGATTTTATTGTCAATGGAAGAATTAGAACCGAGAGCAGCCATAGAAGATATATATGTAGGCGAAGGAGAAAACAACTATTTAAATATTGGTATATTGTTCCATGTTGTTGGTAATCCTAATCAACAGACATTAAATTTCACATTTGAACGACTAAGGTAAGGTATTATGCAAAAGATACGTATAGGGAAACTTGATTTTCAAGACATAAAAGATTCTCTTAAAAATTATCTGTCTCAGCAAACAGAGTTCACAGATTATAATTTTGAAGGTTCTAATATATCTCAACTGTTGAACATATTAGCATATAATGCTCATTATGATGCGCTGGCTGCCAATTTCCTCGCTAATGAGGTTTTCCTAGATACCGCTACCAAAAGAAGTTCTGTTATCTCGCGCGCAAAGGAACTGGGATATAATAGTAGAAGTCGTCGAGCATCCTCCGCTATTTTAACCGTTCATATTGACAATTTGTTAAATGCAGAATCGACTCCATCAGTCCTAGTACCACGAGGTACTAGATTTACAACTAAAGTAAACGAGGAGATATTCACCTTTACTACAAAAGATACTGCGATATTAGATAAACAGATTGAGTTAGGATTACCAGTATTTGTTGGCACGGTAAATGTGTATGAGGGAGTACTGACACAGAACATAAGCACATACGATGCTACTGATTCTACTATAACTATACCTAACATCGATGTTGATACTACTACCCTTCGAGTAGAATTATATGAAGACAGCCAGTGGGTAGAATGGACTCTACCGACGTCATTCTTATCTGTCACTTCTACCTCTAAAGTGTATATGATTCAAGAAGGATTTAATGGATATGAAATTTATTTTGGCGATGGTGTTCTAGGTAAGAAACCAATAGATGGTTCGCAAATTCGTATGACATATGTAGTAACATCCGGCGCCGTTGCAAATGGAGCATCGGTATTTTCATTATCATCAAATATAACAGGAGTAGGTTCTAATACCATCGTCACAGCATCTGTACAATCTCCGTCTTCTGGCGGATTGTTAGAAGAATCGATTGAATCTGTAAAATTGAATGCTAAAAATATATATTCCACACAGAATAGAGCGGTAGTTGCTGAAGATTATGCTGCCCTCGCTCAACAAAATTTCGAACAAATAAGAGAAGTATTAGCATGGGATGGTGCAACGACGATGCCACCTAGATTTGGCCGAGTAGTGCTTTGTGTTAAACCGAGAGTAGGAGCAGTATTAAGTACAGCAAATAAGAGTTTAGTATCTGACTTTTTGATGCGAAAGGGAGTAGGTAATATCAAGATTGATTTTATTGACCCGGAATACATCAATATCGAAGTGGACTCTATTATAAAATATTCTGTGTCTAATTTACAATTGACTCCTTATGAATTAGAATATCTAGTAAAAGCAATTATAACAGATTATGCAGGAGACTCAATTAATAAATTTAAGGGAGTTTTTAGATATTCTAATCTTGTATCACTTATCGATTCTGCTGATTATTCTATATACAGCAATGAAACTGTGGTATCATTGAATAAAGAAGTTAGACCAAATCTGTATGAACCAAATAATTTTGTATTCACTTATGCTAATCAGATAGTAAAAGGATCCTTTAAGAGTACAAAATTTAATGATGGTATATTACCAAATAAATTATTCTTGCTTGACGACAACGGCAAGATACATGAGTATTATTCTATTAATGGTAAGAATGTAATATACAAGGCAAATGTAGGTACAATAAATTACGTGACAGGTGAAGTTGTTATGAATAACATAACAATGTCAAGTGTAGATGATTTAAAATTTAAGCTATCAGTAAAGCCGGCTACGTTAGATATTTATTCCACTCAAAATATTATACTGACTTTAACTCAGCAAAATATTAAAATCAAAGCAATTAAGGACACAGTTCAATGATTGAAGTACCAACAATACCTGATGTAATCGAGGCACAGATTCCTGTTATAGCCAGACAGCCAGAGAATGCTAAATTTGTTGCTCTCCTAAAGCACTATTATGATTGGTTGATTCAAAAAGGACAACCGACTGACTTCATCCGTAATATACTACAATATAGAGACATTGATTTAACTACTGACGCATTCAGAGAACATTTAGCTGCATCGCTATATCATGTCATACCGTCCACCTCGGCTGCGGATAAGATTTTAATGACTAAACATATAACAGAATTTTTAAAATCAAAGGGGAGTTTAGAGTCCTTTGAATTTATTATGAATGCTATATATGGCGAAATTATTCAAGTGGACTGGAATTCTGACAAATTATTCAGAGCATCTGATAATGAATATTCTCGCAGAGCATCCGTTGTAATTGAATCTGACAGTCCTTGGTCGCTTGTAGATGATTCTGAAATTGAACAAACATATCCAACCCCAGCGTCTGCTATTATAGAGAGCTGTGTCACCACTACTTATAACGGTACGACTTTAAATTGGTTAAAACTTAATGATAAAAGTGTCATGGGTAGATTTGAAGTCGCCGGCTCCGTTAGGGCATTGCATAATAACATCGACTTATCTTTACAATATATCGAAGAATATTACAAACCAATAAGTCTTTTTGGTGATATATTAGAGTTTTCAGCATTGACTGAAGAGGCTAGACCGTATGATACATTAATTGTTAAACAATTAAATTCAGATTTCAGAGCAATTATCGAGACACTTATATCTAGGGTGACTGATAATGATAAATCACGCATCAGAGTTAAAGTGACTGCAGTCACTGGTACTTTGGGAACGGATGATTTGTATATCATCCCTGCAATGATTGAAAATAGTTTATATACTAAAGATGAGTATGAGCATGGTATTGTATCAAAATCAGTGGTAGGAATATCGTTTGATAATAGCGGGGCATTATACACACCTGGGGATAATATCACATTTTTGGCAGGTTCAGGACTTAATGTAGATGCTGTCGTCTCTGATATTGGAGCAGGTGGTATCGATACTGTAGATATTATCAAAAAGGGATACGGATATTCAGTTGGTGATAACTTGACAGTCCTCAATGATGCATCAAATGGGGCTGGATTCATTGCCTCAGTCGATAAGATTGATGGTATTGGTGGTGATATTGCAGTTACTACAGAATTAAATGCGTTCTCGATTACTGATGGTGGTTATGGTTATGCTGTTGGAGATGAATTGCAAATACTTGGAGGAAATAGAAAAGAAGGAACTCCGCCTGCCAAATTCCTAGTATCAAGTATAAATGCAGCATGGTTGTTTAAGGGCATTAAGATTGTCAACACTGGCTCGAATTATCCGAAATACTCAAAGATTGAATTAATCGATTCTGTTACCTTGGCTAAAATTGCTGGATTTGTTGCTACTCCTACATTTAATACTACTAATGGTATATCAGATATAACAATCACATCCACTCCAACTATATCATCTAAGGACTTGAAGGTAATAGTGAATGGATATGGTGCATCCTATACAGCAAACTTATCTGCTGGTGCTGTTATATCATTTACTCAAAGCAATGTTGGGGTGAATTATATTAATCCGGAAGTTGAGATTCTTGGAGACGGTGTCGGCGCCTCGGCGGTACCTATTTTATCCTCTGGTACTATAACAGGTATAACGTTACTTAGCGGAGGGTCTGGTTATACAACAACTACTGTATTAATTAAAGAGAAATTTAGCACTGGTTTTGTGGCTACGCCAAAAATTCAAAATACGACTGATAATACTGGTACTATTACCGGTCTCTCTATAATTGATAGAGGAGAATATAATACACTGCCATCTTGCTTTGATAATAAATTAATAACGAAAACGGGCATCGGCGAAGATGCTACGGTATCACTAGATTTTAGATTGCTTAATACCAAATTAATATCAGCAGGTAATTATTATCAAACTGCAACTGCTGATATTAATGGTAACGGCTCTGGGGCGGTATTTAATCCTATACTTCGAGACGGCTCGATAGGTTCTTTTAACATTGTCAGTGGCGGGTCGGGATATACTTATGCATATATTACAATAGGTGATGGTTTCGATTTCGTCGGTAGCGTTAATATAACTGGTGGAGTGATTACCGGTATCACAATTTACAAATCAGGATGGGGATATAATACCACAAGTTCAGTCAATATCATCGGCGATGGTATCAATGCTGATATTAATTTGTTAGGAGCAGGCAATATAAAAAATGGAGTACTGAAAGAGCTTGTTGTTGTATCAGGAGGAACAGGTTATTTTTATGGTACTAGTATATCTGCTCCAACAAGTCAACCAGGTGCTATAGCAGCTATATTAACTCCTATTATTGTCAATGGTGAGATTAAATCAATATCGAGTACTGAGGGAGAAGGATATATTTCTACTGATATGGACAACATCATACTTGATGCAGGTATATCAGCGCTGATGACTTTGAGTGTATCAGGCACTGGCAAACTTGTATCATACGATATTACGAGCGGTGGAGAAGGATATTATTCACAGTCAGAAGTAACTCCGGTATCAATATCAGCAAGTATAGGTACAGGTGCTGTATTGTTGCCTACAATAGATGCTGCCGGCAAAATAATTGCGGTGCAAGTTCATGCTGGTGGTCAGGGATATACTGGAGGTACTATACTTTCAGTCGCCGGCGGGGGTGGAAGTGGAGCAATTCTAAAACCACTGATATATCAAAATAAAATAACTGATGTCATCATTGAAAATTCAGGAGCAGGATATAAATACGGTACATCAGCTTTTGTAGTTGGTGATGGTATGAATGCTAATATAACTCCGGTGGTCGAAACTGGTATTACATCAGCCGACGTCATAAGCGGAGGTGTTGATTATATTAATGGTTCAACTGTCATAAACATAACAGACCCAACGGGTACCGGTGCTGAAATTCAACCTATCATTGTCGATAACACGATAGTATCATTAGAAATTATAAACAAAGGAACAGGATACACAAATCCAGTGTTATCTGCTACGATTGGTTCAGGTGCAACATTAATAGCAAAGGCTCCGCGTAACATTATAGACTTCACCGTAGTTGATGCAGGTACTGGATATACCTATGCCGATTTGATATTACTCGGTGACGGTTCTATCAATGCAGATGTTCGCTTGAAATTCGATAAATTAGGTTCAATTGATTCAGTCATAACAACCAATTATGGTACAGGATATACGATAACACCCGTCGTATCGATAACAGATACTAGTGGGTATGGTGCTGTGTCTAAAATAGCTATTAAGTCATTAGGAGGTGGATATACGGTACCCCCTATATTAATATTAGAAAATAAATATGATGAATTTGGTAATTTAACAGCATCTGGTACAAAATTTTCATCTCATGGTAAAAACATAGGCTCAATAAAAGGAATATCTTTTACAGATAATGGTGCAGCTTATGATGACCTTCCTATACCAATTTTCCCTGTTGTTGCTACCTTGGCTGAAAATGCTGCATTTATATCTGGAGAGACCGTAAAAGTATATTCTAATTTATACAGAGATATTAGCGCATCATTTGGTGCATTGTTAGAGAGTGGGGATAATATATTGTTGGAAAGTGGTGATACATTAGGTCTTGATGTACTAGATTCGTCCTTCGACAATGGTACTACTGCAAAAGTAATTTCAGTTGATTATGAGAAAAATATAATTAAACTTGATGTAACATCAGATGCGTTTTTTATAACAAGTGAGCAATTAGATAAATTAGTCATAACAGAAGATGATATTGATATTGTGCACCAATTATCTGCATCTTTGGATATAGGCGATGTACTTATCGGCGAAAAATCAAATGCTCATGCTACTATCTCATATATGAACAGAGCCTCAGGTGCAACTATCGCAGGTGGTAATGGATGGGGAGACTTTAAATTCAAGTCAAATGTAGGTAAATTGAATGATAAATTATCCGTATTGGCTGACAACAATAGATACCAAGATTATGCATACGTTGTAAAAGCAGGTAGAGCGCTAAAAGATTATGAAGTTTTGTTGAGAACAACTGTGCACCCAGCTGGATTTTCTTTATTTGGCGATGTTGTCACTCAGACATTAACAGAATCTAATATACTGAATGAAATTGGATATAACAGCACCGTTAGTATATTGTTTATATATTCTATATATGCAATGTATCAAGAAAGTACGATAGGACAAGAATGGTCAGCAATAGATGATTTATTTGGAGATTTTACTAAATTCAGATATGTCGATATGCCAATTTCTCTTGTAAAAGATTTTACTACCAGACAAACAAGCAAAACATTGTATAGAATTGTCGATGAATATGCTGCGCCTCCTATAGTTACAGCAGATTTATCTAAATGGACATTGGCTGATAATATACAAGTAATAAAGAATCATTCATCTGGACCATCTGGTAAATTGGATATGTACAAACTATCTGATTTATATAGCGCAAATGTTGCAAGTATATATAATATAGTACCAGTAGCAGCTGATGGTAGAACATATGCATTTGAATGTATGATTAAGAAACAAGTAAATCCATTGACATATCCTAAGTTCGAACTTAAGGATTATATTTCAGGCGGCGACATATATACACTTGTTCTGAATACTGAAAGTGGAGAATATAAAACAGATGGAACTGGACTGACAACTGTATTATCTGTCGGCGACTTTTGGTTTGTTAGAATGATACCTGCCGTTGTAGCACCTGGTGCTAATATCTGTGCTAAAATAATACCAGCCGCATCATATATTGATGCATTTGTTAATTCTCCATGGGCAAATGACATAACTGCTATAGGTTCCATTGATATATCGGCGGTTGTCCTGAAAGATATAACTGGGGTAGCTACTCATACCGGATATATTAGAGCGATTAATAATGAATATGCAGGTGCTATGTTTTATTTGACTCCAACAGAAACAGATTTAATTATTCAATAAATACAAACATGAATTCAAAAAGGAACGTAGATGTCTGCAATCATTCGTGATACATTTAAAACAACAGCACTTGCAAATTTCATTAATAATTTGAGTGCAGATTCATTATATCTTGGTATTGGTAGACCACAAGCATGGGATACTGTCGCTAATCTGGATACTACGGTACCTGTTCCTGAAAATACAGGCAGGATGGTAAGCAATGATTGGGAAGATATGCTTTCGCTTAAAAAAATATCTTCCTCTGATGCATATTCTGGTATATTCAAAGAGACATGGCAAGCAAATGTAATCTACGACATTTATAGACACGATTGGTCCGGAGATATAAGTGCAGTATATAATGGGCCAAACCAAGCCCCTACGACACCGAGTTCAATAGCAGATGTCAAATGTTTTGTGGTAACTGAAAACTTTTCTGTGTACGTGTGTCTAAAACAAAGTGTCGTAAACGGTGTGGTTCAGCCTTCCATATATTCTCCAGAGACTGGAGTACCTGTTGGAGTGGATACTGGAATAGTGAAAACAGCCGATAATTATTATTGGAGATTTTTAGCTAGTACATCCGCCGCGGATTTTGTGAAGTTCTCAAGTAAATATTATCATCCAGTCGGGACGGTTCTTGTAGCTCCCGGCCCAAGTGATGCATATTATACACAATGGTTACATCAAGGATATGCTGCACAACACAAGGGAGGCATTTACACAATAAATGTTACAACAAGTGGTACAGGGTATAATGGTGGCATTGCTGGAAGCAGAGCAGTAACAGATGCAGAGGCAGATGCTGAATTCAAAGTAATAGGTAATGGTCTCGGATTAGAATACACCGTAACATACGGGCCAGGTGGTTCAATTTCAGATGTAGAAATTACTAACCCAGGGGCAGGATATACACATGCTACTATCTTAGCAACAACTGGAACAGGTGCAGTATTTGATATAATTTATACTCCGATGAGTGGACTTGGAGTAAACCCTGCTAAAGATACCGTTGCTAGGTTTTTGCTGATAAATGTTATATTAACTGGTGCCGAAGGTAGTGGGGATTTCACCGTAGGAAATGATTATCGAAAGATTAGTCTAGTATACAATCCAAGCATATTTGGCAGTGATACAATCGCAACAGCAGCTACTTTAGACGCAACTCTAACCCTAGGAATAGCAGCAGGACTTCCAGTTGATGCATATCCTATTGACTCCATTATAACAGGTACTACATCTGGTGCTAAGGGTAGAGTGGTAGATTACAATTCTACTACCGGCGCTCTGCGTGTAATTAGAACATCATCTGAAAATTTGAATAATATAGGTGCTAATAATTCATTTCAAGTGGCAGAAAGTATAACAGCACTTGGAGGAACGGGTAATAGTGTTATTGGTACTATTACTAATCCTGAAGTTCAAGTATATTCTGGTGATATAATTTATTCTGAATATAGAAGCCCTATTACTCGTGCTGAATTACAGACAGAAACATTAAATATCATCATAAAGATTTAACGTGAGTCGGTAATAAATAAAACATAGAATAAAACATAGAACTGCATACTTTACTAGGAATACTACATGCTTGATTTAAATACATTTCCCTATTATGATGACTTTGAGTCTCTAAAAGGGTATCATAAAATATTATTTCATCCTGCCAAACCAGTACAGGCGCGAGAATTAACGCAGATTCAGAGTATACTTCAAGCTCAAATAAAACGACATGGTGACCATGTATTTAAAAATGGCACACTCGTAATACCGGGTCATGTATTCTACGACGACACTGTCAAATTTCTTAAATTAGAAGTAAATTATAATGATGTTAACATTGAAACATATATATCTGATTTAGTAGGAACTACGATTGCAGGTGATACGAATGGCATAACAGCTACCGTAGTACATTATGATGTATCGACCGATACTGACCAACCCACAATTTATATAAAATATCTTTCTGCTTCAGGTGCTATTCAAGAATTTCAGTCAGGTGAAACTCTTACTAGCGTAGATATACCAGGCCTTGTATTTAAAATTGCTCCACTCACGACTTATACAGGAGCGGCATCAATATGTACAATCGGCGAGGGGGTATATTATGTAAATGGTTATTTCGTACAAGTATTAAAACAATCAGTAACCGTTTCTAAGTATACTAATACCGCATCTGCTGTTGTAGGTTTAGATTATATAGAATCGATTGTAACTGAAAATGAAGATTATACTCTTAACGATAATGCATTTGGATTTACCAATTATAATGCACCCGGTGCTCATAGATTAAAAATATCTTTGACGTTATCGAAGAAAGATTATGAGTATACTTCCGCGGATACTGCTGAAATTAAATTTATTGATTTATTGAAAATCAATAATGGTAAGATTGAATATCTAAAAAATGAAACAAAATATGCTGAAATAGAAAAATGGCTCGCACGAAGAACGTATGAAGAGTCTGGTGATTATGTAGTTTCTCCATTTTCATTTAATGCGGCTGAATATCGCAAGAATGATAGAGGAATATGGCTCCCAAATATCCCAGTTTTAATTGGCGATTTAGTATCTAACGGCGATATTACATACATCGCAATGAATCAAGGATATACTGGTTCAGCTGCCCCGGTGCATACTTATGGAATCGTATCTGATGGTGTAATTTATTGGAATCAAGTACCAAATAAGAGATTGTTTGACAATAAAGGAACGACACCAATCACAAGTGAACTGATAGATGAGCATATTATTGCTGAAAGTAAAATGGCAATTCAAACAAGTCCAGGTAAAGCATATATAAAAGGATTTGAAATTGAATTTAACTTAGCTACAACTGCTGTTGTATCAAAAGCTAGACAAACTCGCCAACTATCTCAAGCACAATTATATACGCCAGCCGGTGCATATATTGTAGTCAAAGATATAATAGGCGTTCCTTCAATAACAGCTAATTTAACAAAAGTAGATATATTGGATGTTACAAGTGCAATCATTGGTACTGCCCGGGTTAGGTCTCTGGAATATTTGTCTGGTACACCTGGTATCGATAGCACATATAGGCTGTTCCTTTTTAATATAAAATTAAATACTAAAAATAATTTTGCAAGGGATGCATATTCTTTTAATAGTACATCCTTTTCTGCTAATATCGTTTCGAAAGTAATACCGTTAAGCGGTTCTGGTACATCTGCTGCCACTACCATAACTGGCGTCGGTACTTATTTTGATTTTGAATTATCAGTAGGTGATAGAATTGTTGCTTCGGGGGTATCTGCTAAAGTAGTTACCATATCAAGCCCAACAACAATAACAACATCAGTTGATATAACTGCATCGGCAAGTACATTATATAGAGAAATTGCCGAACTTGTTATATTGGGAGATTATGTTCGCAAATTGCCATCTAAGGCTATAAATACACTTCGAGATATTAATGGTGATATTGACATGCAATATGTCGTATCCAAATCATATCAGTTCACCACGGTTGGCACTACATATAATATTATATTAACAAATGGGGAAACATTCTTACATACGGGACATATTATAATTTCGGGCAGTACAGGTTTGCCTGTTAATGCAACATATTCGCTTGATACTCCTGCAACAACATTGACTATCAGTGGGTTGCTAGCTGCCACTGATTATAAGGGTATTATATTAGTTAAAAGAACAGGTGCATTTGCTAAAGAAAAGACTAAGTCCCTAGCAGTCGGCGCATTAACACTTACAAATGCGACCTCACAAAAATATGATAGCAAGAATATATCCTTAAATGAGGCAGATTGCCTTCGTATTATAAAGATAACAGAATCGGGTGACCCTACTGATAAAGCATCATACGTTGAAGCAGGTGAATCTGATATTACAAATAAATACGTGTTTGATAATGGGCAGCGAGCAGAATACTATGATGTCGGTCGAGTGCGGACTAATCGTACTACTACTAGACCAATTCGTATCATATTCGAGTATTTCGTGCATTCTGATGGAGATTATTTCAGTGTAGATTCATATTCTTCAATCCCAACCGCATTGTTAAATGCCGTTAAAATAGGAGATGTTGACTATTATCTGCCAGATTGCTTGGATTTCAGGAGCAGAATTTCGGACAATGGTACTGAATTCAATGTAGTAACTGGTGCATCGGTATCTGACCCATTATCATCTGAGTCTACTATGAGTACAAGCTATTCATACTTTTTATCTAGGACAGATTCACTCGGAATATCGAATTCAGGAGAAATGACTTATATCCTCGGCGGTGATATGGTCGATGGAATGCCATTGGTTACAATATCAGTAGCTGCAAAGACAAATGTACCATCAACTGATGTATCATTTTCTAATGAGCAAATACTTAATTATACAATGAGAGCTGTAAAAGATTTAGATAGCAGATTATCTAATGTAGAAACAGAAGTACTTTTAAGTGCAGCAGAAAAATCAACCGTGAATTTGTCAATCAAAGATAGTTTCGGTTTAGAAAGAGATAAAAACGGTTTCTTGGTTGATAATTTTACTGGATTAGAAGTATCAGATATATCTAATCCAGATTTATCTACAGCGATTGACCCTGAAAACAGAGAATGCAGAGCATTAGCTATATTGGATGGTGTTACATTAATGGAGCCGACTGGCATTACAGCTACTGCCAGAAAGGCATCAAACTATCAACTGACAGGTAGTTTAATAACATTACCATACGAAGAAGTAAATATGCTCAATCAGTCGATGGCATCAAAAGCAGAAATTGTACAAGCATATTCCACATTAGATTTCACTGGTAAACTCGATGTATTACCTGCAGCAGATAATTATGTTATACATAGATTTTCTGTCGTCAATGACCCTACTGTGCGACTTGCGCCTGTTACTAATTATATAAATAAGACAACCAGAGCATATATTACGTTAAGTGGTAGAATGGCGGATGCATCTAGCTATTTCAGGAAGATAAACAACAGGAAACACGGTCGAACGTATAATACTAGGACTGACGTCGGCGGTGTTACCAGATACAGAAAGAGATGGCGCCGGAATGATAGATAACACACGAACAATTTAAAAGAAACATACAATGACAAGCGACAGAATAGAAACAAACATATCTACTACGAGTGCCCAAGAAACATTATCATTGGGTAGTTACGATGTAGTCAATAATTTCAAAGCATCTAAACTCAGAACTAGAACCGTTATATTATCCGCAACAAAGCTTAAACCATTTGCTGATATGAATGTATTTTTAAGTGGAACTCTCGTAAATTCTCATTTTACTCCTTGCACTATGGTTGAAGTTTCGACCACAGGAGCCTTTGCACCAGCAAAGGGGCAGCAATATAATGATAATATTTTACTGAGAACGACTTCAATCAATTCATACGATACTATATTAAAGGGAGATGTTATCACTTGCCTCACAGGTAGTGCTATTGTAATATCAGACGAGACTATTTACGATAAAACTTTAGGTGCTAATAAGAGAATATTATATGTAACAAATGTAAAAGGCACAATTTCTGGTACCATAACTGGCAGTGTAAGCATGAGTACTGGCACAGTTGTATCAGTTTCAAGTGGAAGTAGAACGACTAATTCCCTCGGAAATATATATGGTGCCCTAGTAATTCCAGCATTTACATTTGACTCTGGTATCCAAAAGATATTATTAAGTGATGCAAATACACCAGATACAAATGCATCTAGCACAATGGCAGATGCAGCATATATATCTAATGGGGATGTATATGCGCATACAAAGCACAATAAATTCGGAGAAAGAACAGTGACGAGTGTAGTAGATAGGACAAAGACGACTGAGTTTTTCTCACAGTCGTAAATAATTAAAAGGATTTAATACATGAGCGCTTCAATTTCACCATTAGCACAAACATTTAAAGTAGATAATACATTCACGGAAGGTGTCTTATTAACATCAGTCGATTTATTTTTTGCGGCGAAAGATGATACTGCTCCTATAGAAATTCAACTCGTAGATACTTTGAATGGTTATCCTACTAACATTATAATCGAAGGTTCCAAAGTCATATTGCCGGCAGCTGCTGTTACGACATCGAGCACATCGTTAGTTCCAGTAAAATTCAAATTCGATTCGTTGGTATATTTGGAATCTGGCAAAGAATATGCAGTGAAAGTACTGACAAATTCAGCCAAATATAAAGTTTGGACATCTGTTATGGGTGATAATAGGATTGACAATCCTGCTGTACTAATTACTCAGCAACCTGCTGTTGGTTCATTATTTAAATCACAAAATAATTCTACATGGACACCTGAGCAACTTCAAGATTTGACATTCAGATTAAACAGAGCAAAATTTAATACTGGTGTTATCGGCAATATATCTTTAGTAGAAGCGCCAACTAACGATATAGTGACATTAGTATCAAATCCATTTATGACAACAAATGGGCAAACCACGGTTAAAGTGCATCATATCAATCATGGATATGCACCTGGTATGTTAGTAACTTATAGTGGAAGCACTGATGCTACCTTTAATTCTCAGTTCTCTGTATTGTCAGTTATCAATTCTGATTATTATACCATTGGACTAGCATCGGCAGCCTCGGCCACAAACAAAGTCGGCGGTTCAGATGTACAAACTGAACAATCGATAAAATATGACACTATCATGGTATCTGGTATATCCGAGGGCAGAGAGGTAGGTACTAAAGTAACTGCCAGACTGAGTAATTCGATAAACCGAGATGCAACAGATACTGATATTACTCCTGAGTATTTTACTGATTTGACTAGTAACAAATATGTATATACATCCGCCAATAGAGTATCAAAATTAGCTGGGGTGAATTCATTTAATCTGAAAGTAGCCCTCAGTTCTAATAATGATGCAATGTCTCCAGGGATTGACTTGGAATTATTATCTGTCGATTTACTAAGTAATAAAATTAATAATCCATCTAGTACTGACATAGATTTCAATATCGATGGTGAAACTATTGTAGTAGGAGCATCGAATGTTTCCTTTGATGCTGTGACCAATAATATCACAATACCAAGTACAACAGATTACACAAAAATAAAAGAAGGCGCCTGGGTTAAAATACTCGATGCAGGCGGATTAAATGATGGTTTATCTGGTTATATTTCAGAAATTGATACTTTTGCTAATACCCTTACCGTAGTAGGAGATACATTAGTCACTGAGTCTAACAGAAGTGCAACAGTTGAACAATATATATCATTCATTTCAGAGACATCGAATGGTGGTACAGCAGAATCAAAACATATAACAAAACAGGTCAATTTAACAAATAAATCTACTGGATTCAGAATACTAGTCGATGCTAATATTCATACAGATGCTGAATTGGAATTATATTACAGGACAGGATTGCAAAATGCTGGGCTCGAATTATCCAATGTAGGATGGAGCAAACACGATATTACATATAAAAAATCAGTCAATGAAACTGATTTCATCGAGTATGAATTTAATATTACTGATTTAGACCTATTTGACCAATTCCAATTGAAGTTTGTATTGTTAAGTTCGAATACTGCTGTTACTCCTAAACTTAAATTGCTGAGAGTCATTGCACATGCATAAAACTGATGTCGATAATATTATGCAAGCGAGTACAGGCATTTTAATTTCTACCGCTAAACCTACAGGATATTTAAATCAACATAAAAAAATGTTAGAACTTGAGGCTGATAGGATTAAAATAAATAGATTAGAATCTGAAATGAATATCATAAAATCCATGCTTCAACAAATTATTAATAAGGTCAACACATAATGGCAAAACCGATCGTAGAATTGTATAACAGTTTTGAAGACTGGAGAGTGATGACAAATACAATCTCCAACAACGTAGGTGACCCATTAACAGTATCCCCAGACCAAACATTCGCAGTAACTGATGTTGTATCTGTATTAAATGATATTTATACTAAGAAATTTAATAGAAGCGGCGGGGATATTACTGGTGATATATCAGTTAACACTAATAAATTTAATATAACTGCTGCATCTGGTAATACAACAATTGCTGGTACATTAGGTGTCCTCTCCAACCTTGCTATCAATACAAATAAGTTCAATGTAGCTGCTCTATCTGGTAATACAACAATCGCTGGTACATTGGGAGTAACAGGTGCAACAACACTTACGGGATTGTTGACTACTAACGGCGATTTACATGTTGGAGCAAGCAAAGTTACCATGTTGTCTGCGACTGGAAACACCGCAATTGCAGGTACATTATCTGTTGCTGGTATTACATCGTTAGCAATAACATCTACTACTTCACTCAATGCATCTGGTGCTTGTTTATTTTCCTCTACATTAGGCGTTACTGGTGACGTTGCTATTAACACTAATAAGTTCAATATAACTGCTGCATCTGGTAATACCTCAATTGCTGGTACATTGGGTGTCGCCGGTACAACTACTCTTTCTTCTTCTTTAATATCAACAGTGGGTATACTTAGTACTAATACTCCGATATTATCTGCATCACAGACTTGGAATAATGCAGGTACAGTATTCAATGGTATATATGTAGATGTAACTAATACAGCATCAGCACCGGGGTCTAGATTATTGTCCTTTAAATTGGCCGGGGTAGATAAATTTAACATTGATGTTAATGGTGCAATTAATCAATCATTAGCCGGTACATATCTTGCTAGAAAAATCCTTTCTGGCTCTCGAGGTGTTAGAGAATATCAGGATTTGCTCGATGATGGAATTCAGGGTTTACCTGGGTCACCTGGTATAGAAACCGATTCATTTGAATGGGGATTCACATGGAATGCTGCTTGGGATAATAGTACTCATACTTATATTAAAGATAGAAGTAATGCAGGCGACCATGCATTAATGATGAGGACATCAAAGAAATACACTCAAGATTGGTGGTTTTCAGATGGTACAACAGGTGGCTCTGCTATATTATGGACAAATAAAGTAAAATTTGACCTGCCCAATAGTGCATATACATTTGCTGGTACAATTAATACAACAACATTAAATGTTTCTGGGAACATACAAACAGGTACTTGGAACGCAACAACAATATCAACTACTAAGGGAGGTACTGGTAGAACTACGATAGGAACCGCAAATCAATTCTTGGGTGTTGATGCCACGGCGACTGGACTTGAATATAAGACAGTAACTAGTTCTGATAGTTCATTGTCAATAATGTACCCAAGTGCGGGTGTTATTGATATTAAATTAGTAGGAACATTGCCGGGTAATACAAATTTCGCCGGAGATTTATCAGTAGGCGGTTCAGCACCAAATCATAAATTCTTGGTATTGGCAGCATCTGGTAATACTGATATTAATGGAACATTAGGGGTAACAGGTGCAACAACATTATCGAGCACATTGGGGATAACAGGTGACGTTGCTATCAATATAAATAAGTTCAATGTAGCTGCTCTGTCTGGTAATACGACAATCGCTGGTACATTGGGTGTAACAGGTGCAACAATATTATCTAGTACATTGGGGGTAACAGGTGCAACGACATTATCTAGTACATTAAACGTAGTAGATTCCTTATCGGTTAATATAAATAAGTTCAACGTTGCTGCTCTTTCTGGTAATACAACAATCGCTGGTACATTGGGGGTAACAGGTGCAACAACATTGTCGAGCACTTTGGGTGTTACTGGTAACGTTGCTATCAATACAAATAAATTTAATATAACTGCCCTATCTGGTAACACAACAATCGCTGGTACTTTAGATGTCGCCAGCGCAACAACATTATCGAGCACATTGAATGTGGTAGGAGCATTTTCAGTCAATTCAAATAAATTTATTGTCAATCCTACTACTGGTAATACAACAATTGCTGGTACATTGGGTGTAACAGGAAAGACAACAATCACGGATGTTTCACTTAACACACTAGCATTGAATGATGGAACAGGCGATGCTACCTTAATGGATGTTACTAGTACATCTGTTGCAATCACAGGAGCAACGGCAATTGCAACTGTACCCGCGGCATATAAAGCAGTAGAATTCTTAGTAAAATGTTCAGTTGCAAGTGCCGGTGCGTATCAATTGATTAAATTGTTGGCTGTTAATGATGGTGCCGCTACTACTGCGGTAACTGAATTCGGCAATGTTGAAATCAATGATACAGGTGTATCATACGATATAACATCTGCTGGTGGTATTATGTCGCTAATTGCAACAACTACTATTGCAAATTCGGTATTCACTGTTATTGCGACTTCCATAAAGTAATAAATAGATTATAAACAAATTGTAGTTTTCGGGGATAGGGAACCGAGTTATGGCACAAAAAAGATTTAATGCAAAAAACGGCATTTCAGTAGGCGGGTCAGGCACAGCAACACCGATAGATTTTATCGATGAAACCGGTCAAATACTTTCTGGCAGTAGAATATCATTTTTAGCAAATCCAACAATCACGACTGATCAGCCATTATTCAATGGAAATCAGACATGGAATTCAGCCGCTACTCCCTTCACGGGATTTAGGATAAACATAACTGATGCAGCATCCAATGTAAATTCAAAACTTATTGATATGCAAATAGGTGGTATATCAAAATTTAATGTCGATAAGGCCGGAAATGCACTAATAACAGGTGATTTGACCGTGCAGGGGGCGACTGTCACGATGAATACTTCGACTGTCGATGTCGAAGATACAAATATTACATTAGGCAAAGTTGCAACTCCGACAGATATTACTGCCGATGGTGGTGGTATTACGTTACTCGGTGCAACAAATAAAACATTCAATTGGAATTCTGCTGGGATTAATTGGGATTCATCTGAAAACATTAATCTAGCATTAGGAAAAACATATAAGATAAACAATGTTTCAGTATTATCTAATACTACATTGGGGTCAAGTGTTGTAACATCATCATTAACATCACTTGGCACTATCACAACAGGTGTGTGGAATGGTACAGCTGTTGCTGGTCAATATGGTGGAACTGGTGTTGCTAATACGGGCAAATCAATCACGCTAGGTGGAAATTTAACAACATCTGGAGCATTCAATACAACACTCACGGTTACCGGTGCAACTAATGTAACATTACCGACAACAGGTACATTAGCTACAACCGGCCTCACCGCCGGCAAAGCCCAGCAAGTCGATCAAACCGTAGCTGCTACTGTCCGGGCTGTAACTACCGACCTCACCGGGCAATCCATCGACGGCACGCTCTCCGACACGGGCGTAGCCATTACAGCGTTCCACGGTGTAGCCGGGGTAACCTATAAGCGCAAGTGTCTCGGTGGTGGTCAGATTATTGCAGGGGCAGGGCTGACCATTCTGCAAGGCGGCGCAAGTATTACTACAGCGGCAAATGATACGTTTGAGGTGTACATGCTCACCGCTAATACATGTGAGGTGCGGAACTACCAAAGAGCGATTGACACATCCACCGCTAACCATGCGCTGGCAGGCGGGCATTACGGGCAAACTTGGCAGGATGTAACTGCGAGCAGAGCTCTTGACGTTATCTACACGAATACAACCGGGAAGACAATCTCGGTTAGCGTTATCTTTACCGGTACATCCAACTATGCAGACATTAGAATATATGCTCCGGCTCTCGTGGAGCAGAGTACCGGGCCAGCTGCTGGTCGGTTAACTGTTGGCCCCGTAATCGTCCCCGCCGGTGCAATTTATATGGTGCGAAGGCTCGGCACTGCTGGGGCTATATATGCTTGGACTGAATTGAGATAGGAGGAATCATGAAACATTACAAGAATCCACTAACAGCCGAAATCTACGCTTATGCCGCCGACGGCTCGCAGGACGCTTATATCAAGCCGGAACTCATCCCTATTTCGGATGCGGAACTGGCCGTCTTGCGCGCACCGACACTAGAGCAGGTGAAAGAAGCAGCCATCGCAACTATCAAAGGTCGCATAGCCGCACTAGAACAGTCGCAATCAAGAGCGGTACGCGAAGTCCTGCTGGGAGGTCCGACCGATAGGCTGGCAGCAATAGATGCCCAGATTGTGGCAGCTCGAGCGGAACTAGTGAAGGCGATGGCATGATGTATCCCATCAAAGCCCTTGCTTCGGTCGTGGTCACGCTGACAGCCTATATGTTCAACTGGCTGTTTGCG